CCAATAATGAAGACATATTTGTTTTTTTTTTTTTGTGGTTAGTATTTGTCCATATATACATATTGGCGAACAATCTGATAAACTTTGTAAGTAGCTTTTACATCTCGTAGGCAATAGTCTGATATTTCTTTGATGCGTCCATCTAAGTATGCTTTTTCAACATCTTTAGCTTCAATGTCTCCACCCTTTGGAGTTTGTATTCCAAGTTGATCACAAACTAAATCTAATTTTACTGAATTGGAACTATTCCAATCAGAGACAATTTGCAGTACATCAAAATGCGGATATTTCTGAAACCGTCTTGTATTGGTAAAGTAATTATTAGTTGAAGGCAGTCCATGTATCATTGAACGTTTTAAAATAAAAGGCACATCAAAACTTAAACCGTTGAATGAAATATACATGCCATTTTCAAACTTAGACAAAAAATTCCAGAAAGGTTCTAAAATACCTGTTTTTTCATCCCCGATTAAAGAGAAAGCATCAAAAACGTTATTGTTAGTTTGGCGCATTAATCCTATACAAATAATTTGTCCTAAGAACGGATTAGTGCCCATAAGCATTCTTGTAGCTTCTAATTCAGCTTCAGCGGTGCGCTCTTTGTTCCAAAAATAGCGTTCTAATTTTTTGTTAAGTTCGGTTTGTTGGGCGTCTGAAAGGGGTGTTTGCTGTGGTATTGTTTCTATATCAAAAGTTAATGTTTCCATAATTTAATATAATTGTTTTTCAGTTTAAAGTCAATATATAACATTAACTTAATAGTAACGGTTTCTCTGTCGGGGCAATAATAAATTTATCCATTGCCTGTGGAAACCGTTGTTTTAATTGAGTTTGTAGAAGTTCCGGTGAATTTGTACGAGGCGATAAATGCCCCAGAAGAACAAAAACAACGTTTTTTAAGTCAATAAAATTTTCAATAAAATCTAAGACTTGTTGATTGCTCATATGCCCAAAAGGACTGTCTACACGTTCTTTGTGTTCTTGTACATAATCCTCAAAAGCCCACAAAGATGCTGTGTCATAATCAGCTTCTAAAAAGTAGGCATTACAGTCTTTTAGTGCATTTACCATTACTGGTCCAAAGCTTCCACTGTCTGCCATTATACCAAGTTTTTTCTTTGTAGTTTTTTCATAAATAGTAAATCCTATACTTGCCTCTGCGTCATGCCGTGTACTAAAAGCTGTTATCACAAAATTTCCTATGTCAACCGCTTCGCCGCCTTCAATATGATTAATGATACAATCATTAAATTTTGATTCTTTTACTAAATAGGAAGCTTTTGGCATATAAATTGGACATTGCATTTTGCGTCCCAATATTCCAGCTCCAGCAATATGGTCAGAATGTTCATGAGTAATGAAAACTGCATTTGGTTTAAATTTGTTTGGAGCAGCATCTACAAGTTTTTTATAACTTACTCCGACATCAATTAATATTGATGTTTTATCATTGTAAATTAAGCACGCATTTCCGCGCGAAGAGCTGAATAAAGAATGTACGTACATTATAAAAATTCTGGTTTGATACGTAATACCTTAACGCTTTTACCATTCATTTTTCGAATCACGTTGTCATTATCGTATAATTTATTATTTTCTGCTAATTCTGAAATAACTGCCTTTCTAGCATGAGATAGTTGGCCTTCTCCGGAAGAGCGTAAAAATTTTTGCACCTCACTAAAAGCCGTAGTAGTTAGAATATGCGGTACTTCTATATCTGGACTTTCTGCAATTTTAGCATAATATCCAACAATAGGAACACGTAATTGATCTTCAAGATCGGTTTTCTGATCTTTTTGAAGACGTACCATGCCTGTTGTCATTAATTCCTGCAGAACATGAAGAAATCTTTCAGAAGCTAATTCGGAAGATGCTTCAATTACTATTGATAGTAACCTTGCATTTAACAATACTTCAAAATTTTCTATTTCTTTTTGTGCCTCTCTTGGTGTCCATAAAAATTCAGCAACATATTTAAAACTTGTAGCAAGTAAAGCAATATTTCTAGCTACGCGAACATCGTTAGAAGATCCTTTTACTTTTGGATAAAAAACATGAATATAATCTTCAAGAGTTTTATTTAGCATTATTGGATTAAAAGATAAGGCTTTATGAATATAACGGGCTGTAAATCCAGAATATAGTTTTTTCATTTGCATTACATGTCGACCACATACAAGGTCTTTTTCAACCATTTGAAAGGTAACCGGAACCATTCGTGCTAAATTAGATGCTTCTCCGCCCGGCGTATCTTCACCAGTGGCAGCTATCCAACCACGTACTACATATGTTGGGGCCGTTTCTAGTGTTTGTGTCATACGAGAACGAGCAGTATTATCTGCATAGTTTTGTAATAATGTCAGCGCTGCGCTTTCTGCACTTTGTTTTCCAAACATACGTTTTTTAAAGTCATCAATTAAAAAAAGTGCATCTTTAAAAAAGTATCCTATTCTTCCAAGTACATTAGATGTTGAACTCCATGAAGCTATTGATTCAAAGTTTCCATAAAAATTTTGAAATGCTGACATAGTATAAGACTTACCTTTTCCAGATTCACCGCGAACAAAAAACGAAAAACGTGTTTTGTCGCCCTTGAAGAAAGGAAAAATAATTCCTAAAAAAGTATATGCTAAAGCCATTCGCGTCATTTCATAATTTCCAAGTTTTAATAAATCATCTTTTATGTGCTTTTTTAAGTTTGCAAATGTGGTATCATCTAAAATTTGTAAATCAAGAGCACTAGCAAATTCTTCTGCCGATAAATCAACTATGATATCATCATTCTTAAAAACACCGTTTTTATTTATTAGAACTGAAGGTGAACGATACACATCAGGATATTCTAGGTCTGGCTGAGTTTTATCATATCCAAATTGTTTTAATACAACTGTTTCTTTTGTTTTAGAAAATTTATTAATGGCATGCCTTACTGTTGTGATATTATCAATTAAAAGACCATCAGGTCCGAGGATTTGATAAATATATGCTTTAAGCCTATTATCATCTACATAATCTTCATGATTTATTTGAATATCTGCATGAAATTTATGTTTTTGAATTGTCCCTTTATAGAAATCAATATGCTGAATACCATCACTTACTTTTAATCTTTCATTTAATTGCATATGAAAAGAAGAAAGCTGCCTAGTTATAGTTTGACCTTTTTGAGTATTTATATGCTCATAGTAGCAATTACCATTTTTAAATAGAAAGTCTAATTTATTTGTTGCAGAAATATCAGCTTCAGCTTCTGTTGTTTTCCAATGATAAAATGCAATAGGACTTTTAGCTGCTCCTATTTCTTTACAAGTTTTAAGACAGATCGGACCATACTTCAAGTCTTGCAATTTATTACACGTAATAGGACAATAGCCTGTTTGCTCTCCGCCCTCATCACGAATTTTTTGTTTCATGTGATCAAGCTGCTCAAGCGTTTTTTGTGCGTTATAATTTTTCATTTTCTTTAAGAATTGTTCGTGAATAAACTCTTCTCCGCCTTCAGTATTTAAAAATAAATATCCAAGAACTTCTCTAAAGAAATTCGGAGCTTCTTGTTTGGCAATGCATGTATCCCAAAAAGTTCTCATAGCAACGCATCTATTTAATATATCAAGATATGCAGCGTTTACTTGTTTAAATTGTTGAAGACTTGTATATTGAATTGTTTGTAAATTAATAATATCAATAAAATCACTGTTAGCTTGTGCTTTATGATGATATCCACAAGGACCTTTAACCAAACTTCCCCAGTTATTTTCTGATACCTTGCCTTGTTTTGGAAAAAGTTCCCAAGCAATTCCTTCATCAACTGCTGTCATGTCTTTAAAAATATCTTCTAAACCTGTTTTTACAACTGTTGCATCTACAGGTTGTTCAAAAAAGATCCATACATGATATCCTTTAAATCCAGAAAATTCAATATAAGAATGCATACCATATTGTAAAAAATGTTCTTTAACGATATTAGCTTGTTGAAGTAGTCTATCTTTCCAAACATTTAAATCAAAACCTATTGCCGAGTATACTTCTTTTTTTATATCGATATCTATAACGGCCCATTTAATTGTGTTATCAATGGGTTTTAATTGATATAAACCAATTGTTTGACGACCGGCAAGATGGGCAGCAATGATGGCATCATCAATTTGTGCATGCTCCGGATAATAGGTCCCATTGGGGCGCTGTATAGCATATACATCAGAGCGATGCACAAAAAGTTTTTTGAATATTTTTACGTCCATATGTTATTTTATATTAATTTCGTGCCAGGCTACTTTCTTATGTTTAACAAGATTTCGTATGTCACTTTGTTTTTTAGAAAGCCTGGCATTCCCAGACTTTATTTCTACAAACGTTATTTCTTTATCACCAAAAACTATATAATCGATAGGCATTCCTAAAAACGTTGACTTTCGCGGGTCATATGGAAATTCTTTTAAAAAAGGTGCTATTTTTTCGGTGACCTGTCCTAGTAAGACTTCACTAGATTTTTTTTGACTTAATAGTCTGTCATATTTTTCTGTATTTTGTTTTTTAGTTTTTATAAATTTAAAAACAAGTCCTATTAAGCTAAGTAATAAAATAAAACTCAGAACAGTTAATTCAATTAAAAGACCGTTCATTATAAGTCCTCCTCATTTGCAGGAGATCCATCAGCATTAAATATTACCTTTGTCCATTTTGAAACTATACCAATGCTCTGATATTTTGATTGAAATTTATGCTTTTCACACACATTTGTTGTATGTGTGTGAAGCCAATTTGTTTTAATATCGTGGACATTATATTTTTCACCGGCTTTGGTATTTAAAGCTTTTTTTTCAGGAAATGGTTGTTTACAGTAGCCGCGTCTAGCTTTACCAGGTTGATACCAAGCATAATTACAATTGCCACAGCATCTAACTATTCGGAAATTTGGTCTATCTGGTAAGGATTCGTCTACGGCTGTGTGATCGTCTAAAGATTGATTTTTTAGAAAATCAAAGTCATACGCTGGGTTTTTTGACATAATTTATTAATGGTTATACCTTAAATGTAATTCTAAATTTAGTAAATTCCAATTACTTTTATACATGTTTTCCGTGTAAATGGTCAAACTCATGTTGTGCAATTTGTGCAAATTGTCCTTGAGCTTCTCTTAGATGAAGTGTATATATTATATACTCTTCTTCAGGCTGCCAACGAAACATAATGTTTTTTCCACGGTTTACTCTTTTCTCTTTATTTGGAAAACTTAAGCACGATTCTACTTTTTTTAACGTCTTACCTGTTGGTTTTACATCAGGATTTAAAAAGGCTTTCCAGTCCCATTGTCTTGTTTTTGTAGCCTCAGGCCATCTCATTACAAATACGGCAGGGGGTGGGTCTCCAGCAGGCTGTCCATAATTTTCCGGAACCCATATTTGATTTGAAGCAAGTCCTAAACAATTATCTGCTATATTCTCAGCAGTATCTTTTAGGTCTTGTATTAACTCAAGTATGTAAGGAGGCCATGGTATTCCTGAATAGTCTTTTTCTTTTATATCCTGAATAGGAGTAGCAATTGCACCTGTAAGACTATTATTTTCTTTTATAAGTTCAGGCGTGTCCAATATGGCCACACACGGCACTGCGCGCTGATTTAAAACAGGTTCTTTGTTTTTATGTATTGGTCGTATCATTTTATTCTCTAAAGGTTTTTAAAAATTCGTTTTCGTTGGTAACTTTGGGTTTTTAACAGCCCAACTTTTGGATCGACAAAGTCTACAATTATTGCAGAATCTTTGCCTTCAGCCATACGCATTAAGCGGCCGGCGGCTTGTCGAAGTTTAATTTCAGATCTGATTGGTGAGCATAAAAACAAAACTTCTAATTTGGGTAAATCTATACCTGTGCTAAAGAGTCCGTAGGTCGAGACTACAATAGTTTTCTTATTTGTTTGAAGGTCCTTCATTGCCGCAAGTCGTTCTTTCTTTTTCATTTTGGAATGAATAAAGACAGCCTGTGGTCCTAGATGTTTTGTTAGGTATTCAACCTGATTTCGCCTATTACATAAAAAAACTGTATGTTTGCCTTTATAATCTAGTTGAAAAGTTGTTAAGATTAAAGCATTTCTATCTCTATCGTCTGATAGATCATTTATTAATGCAATATATTCTTGTGAAGAAATCATTGGGAACGTATATGCAGTTTCTATATATCTAATGGTGGGACGTATTAATACGTCTTTTAATCTTTCCTTTTCTACAGTATGAATCTTGGGACCCGAGGCAAAATGGATAACTTTTGTTAATCCATCTTCACGTTTAGGAGTTGCACTAAAACCAAACTTATATTTGGCATTTAGTTGTGATAGGGTGTGGTACCAGGTTTTTGCACCGACGATGTGTCAATGTGTTATCTTAAAGGTTTTTTATCCTTTAATTCTTATGGTTAGCCCATAAGTTCGGCGTAAATCTTTACCATGCGCTATTGCGTTTAGGTATCGGACACTCTTGGGTACGTTATATTTATTCAGTACCTACGCTCTACATTACTAAATAACCTTTCGTTATTTATTTAGTTAACACGGAATTGGCTCTTAAGAATAATATAAAATCTTCTTGCATTCTCGACAGATAGTTCCCAGCCCATCGTAAGTTTGCCCATAATGTTTATAATAAAAACTTATAGGTTTTCTTTTTTTACATTTTGTGCAAATTTTACCATGTTTTTTTTCATATTTTACTTTTTCAGCTTTTTCCGTTTTTGCCCGATTATTATCTACCAATTTTTGTTGATAGACGACACACGCTTGATCAAATATTTCTTTTTTTCTTGATAAATATATAGTAGCATTTTGATATAAAACGTTGTACAGTCTATTAATTTCTGATAAACTGGTTGTTGCAATTCGGTAACAACCATTTTTTCCGAAACGAGTATCCAAATTAAGTACAACTTTATTATTTATTTTTAAAAACGTTTTTAGCCATTTAATTATATCTTTGCTACCGCATATATCAAAACCAAATCTAATACAATTAATAGCATTTCTTTTATGTATACAGCCGTCTCCATCAAATATTCCCCTCATAAAGTGATGTTCTAGTTTTTTAGGGACATTTTTAGGTGGTTGTAAAATTAAGGATTTTTTAGGAATACACCCTTGTTTAATAAGATCTGCATGAACTTTTATATCAGAAAATTCTATGCGTTTTGCAGTATTCGTGTTTACATCTTGTAGTTTATTTATTAGTCCTAAAGCTTCTTTATATTTATATAAATGCTCTACATCTTTTTTCTGCAAAACTAAGCTAATTCCATTATTATGGGAATGAACACAGCCATCTGCATATAAAAACCCAAGCCAATAGGCTTTTTCCTCATTATCAATTTTTGAAAAAAAGTTTGTTTTTCTTTGTAAGGGTTTGTGACAAGCATTATAATTTCTTGTTACTCCGGCATTTTTTAAAATTTTATAAACATAATCTTTAGAAGAAATATCTAACATGTTCATTATATTATAAGCCGAATTCCCTTTTTTATATAATTCTATTATTTTTTGTTTCATATCTTAATGTACACAAAGATATGGACTTTGTCAAGCTATATTTTGTATCTCATCGCCAATAATTTGTCCAATTACATCATTTAAAAGACTAAATTTATTTTTTTCCAGTTTAGCCATTGTTTGATGTAATCCGACGGTAATGGGTTTAACTTCAAAACGCCCATCTCCAATAAAACCAATATCTTCTTTTTTTAAGTTTGTAAATTTCACAAAAGAATCAATTGTTTGATTTGCTAGTTCAAGTGTATGAACTAAGATTAATGTAGGTTCTTTTCTCAATAATGTTAAAGCAACAAAAGTAATAGTTTTTCCGCTTGCCGTTTGTGCCTCAACAATTCCCATATTTGTCGCCATGCAACTATCAACTATTTCTTGTTGATAATCACGTAATTTTCCTTTGAATTTTAATTTAGAAAAATACTCTTGCTGCTTATTTGAAACTCTTTGATCAGCAATATCTTCTTTCGTAATTATGTTATTGTATTTATTAAAGATGGCAATAATGTCAGGCATGGCACCCATAGGAACTTCAATAGTTATGTCACTATGTTGCGTATAATATTCGAGATCTTGCGTGATATTCCATGTAGAAAGACCTAAGTCCATTTTTTTAAAAAATAAAGGATTACTTATAGTTAAATATGTTTTTATATCTCGCATTTCTTCTGAATTGACACCTGTAATTAAAGCACTATTTTTTAATATGATTAGCATCAATTTTTATGATTTATTATTTAAAAAAGTAGGCTTATTAAGCTATTTTCTTATACCAAAAAACTAGAAGATTCTCATTGGAAGTCTATTAAAATTATGTTATATTAAAGGTAGATACTTATTATAACTAACAATTTAAATAACCAATAAGAAATTATGGCTACAAAGACAAAAGACACATCAAAAGATACAGTAAAAAAGCCAGCTCTTTTTAAGATAAAAATTTCTGAAGAAGAAACCGAACGCTTGTTAAATCAAATGTTTACAGAAGGTTTTGCTACTATTGATTTTGAAATTATACCTAATAAATTACATGCCACTATAAAAACTTTAAGTGCAGACGATCAATTAATATTAGAAAGACGTATGAGTATTATAGAAGGAAGTTCTATTTTTGTTTTACACTCATATACAATCGAAGTTTTAAGTTATACAGTTTTAAAATATGGAGAAAGCACATTTAAAGATCCAGAAGATGCAAAACAATTTTTAGAAAAATTACCTGGTGTTTTATTAGATAAACTTATAAAAATTCAAAATTCTTTTGAAACCCAAGTAAAGCATATTCTAAAGTTTGATAAAATAAACGAACATTTTTTCGAAAGCCCCTCAACTCTGAGCGAATAAGGGCCGCAATATGTGGAGTTGATTTGGGCTCTGCCGGTAGTTTGAGGGAAGCTGTAATTTTAAAATCTATGGCGTTTGATAGAAAAGCAGATTTTTTAAAAACAATTATGCTTTCTCGCGCGGCTACTTTAGATACAGCATCGGCCGAACAAATGGAAAGTTATAAGAAATTAGTCCATGAGTATGAAGATATGTTTTATTATCGAATAAAAATTACTAAAGAAAAAAATGCAGAAGGTATTTCCGAAGAAATGTTAAAAAATCTTATAGGCACTAAAAAAGGCAAGATGCATAAAATTTCTTTTACTGCTGGTAAAAAAATAGAGAAGGAATTAGTAAATACTAGTATTGTAGAATTAACAAGAGAAGGTATTAAAAAAGAATAAGAGATGCCAGAAGAAACCTTAAAATATCGTGTAGAGATTGACTCTTCGGACGTAGGTGCACAGTTAGATCAAATTCGAGAACAAATCGATACTGCAGTAGGTGCTAACGCTGCCGCGTCTGTCGCACCAGCTGGAATGTCACAATTTTTCAATAGTGGATTTACTCCAGCTTTAAATGGAAGCTTTGCCAGTCCCGATCTAACTAATAATATGAATACAGGTTTAGCACGTGTTATGGATATGATTGACAGGTCTACGGATCGCGCTCAATTAGGATATTCTCATTTTGTAGACGATGCCAGACGAATCGGTTTAATGTCTTCTTCAAATTTTCCCAGCTATTCGCCGCCACTTAGTGCGGCTCAATCACAACTAAATCAAGGTTTTTTTGGATCTGCAGTAGGAATGTTTGGTATGGGGTATGAACCAAGGGGTTCTTTGTCTGTTGGCGAATTCAGAACAATGTCTTCTGAATCATTCGCCGAGAGTACTGGGTCGTTTGCTGCTAGTTTTCCAGGACTCTCAGCAGGGATAGCTGCGGCGGCACTAACGCCAGTTGGATGACCTGCCGTAGCTGCTGGCCTTGTTTTTGATATGTCAGTGGGCACTCTAACAGGACCAGCAAGAGAACGTGATAGATTCGCAACAAGTCTTCGAAATTTTACTGACCCTATTTTGGGAGGGATGTCTCGTGAAAGTTCTAGAGACATTACTGATGTTCTATACTCAAGAGCACATTCTTATGAAGGATATCTTGAAGATATAAATATGAAAGATATTCAAGAAATTATGGCTACTTTTGGTAAAGCTGGCGGGTATTCGGGCGTTCATAATCCACAAGAATTTCAACAACGCACTACGGAAGTATTAGATAATATTCGCATGGTTGCACATTCATTAAACGTTTTTCAAGAAGAGGCAGCGCAAATTATGGGCGAATTGCAGCAACGGGGAATACATGGTATGCAGGGCATGGGTGGTTTTGCAGCAGGACAACAAGCAGCAGGTGCTTTAGTTGGAATGACTGGTTTAGATTTTATTCAAGGTGGATTATATGGCGCGCAAATGGTTCAAGGCTCTCGTATTGGAGCAACAACCGGTTTTAATTTAATGCAGGAATCTCTCTTATCTGTAGGCAACATACAAGAAAATCCTTTTGGCGCGTTCTTAATTCAAGATATGGGCGGACCTCAAGCAGCTGCAGCGGCTGCCATGGAAACGGTATTACGACATAGACAAGGAGGACTTGGTTTTATACAAGGAGCTAATGTATTAGGCGGCGGAAATTATTTTGATGGAAATGTTACAAATCAACTTATTGGAGCTTCTGAGTTTCTTAGTGCAGATCCATTAAATTATTTTAAACTTCTGGGTGCACAGGGACAATTAACTGGTTCTTTGGGCAATATGTATGGTATTCAAGGAATGCAAATTCAAATGGTTAAAACAGCCACTGAACAAATGAAAGCAATGGGTTATGTAGATGAGGGGGGAAAAATTGGAAGTCTGGAATTAACAGGTTTTATGATGCAGGTGTATGGTATGTCAGCCAATGATGCTGAAATGCTTGTGTATGGAGCTATGAATGGAGGTTCTTTTTCTGATAGAGATAAAGTTGATAAAAGCGTAGTTGATCAAATTATGCAGGAAAATTCATATGGTATATTTAGTCGTGGATCTGCTCGTGTAAAAGAATGAGGCGCTAGTATAAAAGAAGCTTTTACAGAAGATGCGGGAAAAGGCTGAACAATTATGAAAGATTTTGTAACTGATAAAGTAAATAGCGGATTAAATAACTTACGAGGACGACAAGAAGTTACTTTTGGTGGTATCTCAGATCCAGCAATTATTGCGTTATTAAAGTCTCCTGGTATGGATCTTATTGCAAATAAAGATAACAACGGTATAAACGAAGTTGCTAATATAGGTAAAAAAATCATAGAAGAAAGACCTTGATTAAGGGACATGGTTGGATTAGAAGAAGAACTTGCAGAAATGTATGCCGGCGTATCTGATAGTGTAGGGGATAGACGTTCTAGAGGAGTGTTTCATGAAAGAGATCGTCTTGGTTTAACAAATGAAGAAGTAAAATTACAACTTCGTGCACAAGGTATTGCTTTAACGGCGATTGAAAAAAAAGAGGCTGACGAGATATATGCAGACGAGATTATATCCTTAGATAGAAACTGACCAGGTATTGGTACTGAAACTAATACTAAAAAACTATTAGATGCCGCTGCCAATCAAGTTTTTCAAGAACCCTTTGAAAAACTAACTAAAGTACGACAAGCAACTCTATGAAGAGAGTTTGAAAGACAACAGCCAAAAAAAGTTATGAACATTTCTTATGAGACAGCTGCAGTTATCGGCCAACCCGTATTAAAGGACTATGAAGGCACTTCCGATTGAAACGAAAAAAGAAAAGAGCTTGTTGATGCTTATATGCATCAATCAGATTTTGAAGGAAAAAGTCTTCTCAGTCGCTTCAGCGAATTGCATGATATAGGTTGATTTTTAAAAAAACTAGAAAAATCTCGAGACGGTCTAGAAACGTCTTTAGAATTGTATATAAAACACGGTGAAGGAAAAGAACGCGACATGGCCATATGGCTAGATAATAATTTAAAGGCAACATATACGCCTTCTTTTGATCAAGAAAAAGCTAATAAAGCTAATATACAGCAAGCTAAAGCTTTTATTGGAGAGATTTCTGAATTACGACAATTAGGCGGCGGGGCAAAGCTTTCAGAAGAACGTGTAAAAGAAGTACAAGAACGTATAGATAAAGAAGTCTTGAAAGGCGGCACTGAAACTTCTCAACGTTTAACTGCTGGTAATTTAAAGGAAGCTGCCATAGCTTTTGATGAAGCACATAATTACGTGACTGGTGGCGTATTTTCCAAGGGTGCTTCTAAAGAAGAATATGATAGAATCTACGAAGAATATTCCGGTCTTTTAAATACAGTTCAAATGACAACTCTTTATAATACGGACGGGATAGACAAAGAATTTCAAAAAAGAATAGGAGAAGACCTAAATAAAACCTCTCGAGATTTTATAAGATCTATAGCTACAAGGATGGAAACACTTGCTTCAACTATAACTGATGGTAAAATAAATGTACACAACAGTTAACACAAATGAAATCTGAATTTAAAAAACAAACTTTTACTACAGACGCTAATAATTCTTTTGAATTATATTTAGAGGGAATAAAAATACCTTTTTCTGCAATTACAATTTCAGAATCAGAAGATTCATATCCTTTAGCAAGTATTACATTTCCAGCTACAGCCGGCGCCTTACGTATTTTAGGAGGCACAATTGTACAAATTTTTGGTCCTGGTTTAGTCGAAGATGAAAAAACAAAAACTAGAAATCAAGGAAAAATAATATTATTTGAAGGTGCTGTTAAAAGTTATAATTATCAAAAAACGGTTGTTGGTCGGATGGTTGTCTTGAGTTGTGAAAGTTTGTTAAGTAGCTTTGAAAATGCAAAGTTATTGCCTGTCGATTCCTTGCTTACAACGGAGATCTCATCTTCTATGCATCTAAATAAAATTCATATACATAATCAAGCTTCTTTTGCCCCAGATAATATAACTAACTTAGATGAACTGGTAGCACAAAAAAATCAGGCAAAAGATTGAACAGGAGAAATGAAAGATATTTCTTTAAAGAATACTTTAGGCGGATTAGCACAAGAAATTCTAAAACTTTTAGAAAAACCTAATGCTGCGGAAGGAGACTATTTTAATATTTTTCATAAGGTAGAGGCTTATTTTGAAGTATATGACTTGCTTTATGGTGCTACAGCTGGATCTTTTAATATTAGGGCTTCTTTATTAGCAATGCCAAATCCTAAACAGAAAGAAATGCAAAGTGCTTTTAGGACCAAGTTAACACAAGCGTCTTTAGCAAATTTAAAAGCAACTTACGGACAAGTTAATTTAGGAAATACAAATCAAATCACATTGAAATTACTATTTGATGAAATACTCCAAATTTTACACTATACACTTATTAGGCCTGCCGCTTTTCCGTATGTGCATAGATTTTATACCAATGCTGATAATAAAGGTCCTATACGTGCCATTATTTCTCCTGAATTAGACATGAGCCCTCCTGTTTTATGCAATGTATTTTTTCCCGATCAGGTAGAAGAGTTTCAATTTGCAAAAGATTTAAAAAATGAAGTAACGAGGGTAATAACACAAGCGCCATTGGGACAAATAGATAATACAATGTTTAAAATGTTTTACCCAGTATATGTGGCGCCTAGTTTGTCTCTAAAACCATCGGGTGGTAGTTATCAATCAGGCCTAACTGTTGAGGAGACATATCGCGGCGTGGTTCCCAAGTATGTGGAACTTGATCGCTCTTTCTACGCAGCTTTATTAGCTGATATGAAAGGTGCAAAAGATACAGGACATTTTTTTGAGTCAAAAAAAGATACTAAAGTTGAAGACGTTGTTCGAGCAATAGCTGCTTTTGAATCAGGAGGAAAATCCGATAGCTTATCAGTAAAAAATAATAATCCTGGTGCGCATATTTGGCTAGAGGAGTTCGCAGGTAGACCTTATTATGCTAAGAAAGAAGGACCGGGTTTCATAGGCAGTGACAAAAAACGATATTGGATTGCAAAATATGATACATATGAGCAAGGACGCAAAGTATCTGACATTATAATAAGACGTAAATGAGCAAAAACAGGAGACGATTTAAGTCTGTTTGTGCATTCATATGCAGATGTGGAATATGGGTCTGATGAGCATATGAAGTATATGAATGCAATTCTTAAAGCTGCAAAACAAGAACCGGTCACAGTAAATAATTTAAATGATGCAGGAACTATCGAAGGTTTAGGAATAAATCCAGAAGAATGGGATATAGCAGAAGGACAACTAGGAAAATTGTTTACCGAATTGACCATGTTAGAATACGCAAAAGCAAAGATGCAAAGTAAACTCTTTTCGATGACTTGTGAATGAAGTCCCTATAGAATGATAGGAACACCGGCACTGTTCATTGATAAAAATGGTCCGTCAATTACAGGGACTATAGAGTCTATAATAACTCAACTGGATTCACAAGGACAAGCAAAAAGTTCTATTACTTTTAGAAATGCTAAGTTAATTTATGATAATGAATTTGACTCTGCTTTTTTTAAACTTCCGGACGAAGCTGGTCAAGAAGATATTTCTGTTCATGTGTTAAAAGATTTTGTCACTGAAAATTTTATAGGCGCCGCTTCTCTTTTATATGACTCGGCATTATATAGTGCATATACTATAGGACTTGATGCCTACTCTTATATGTTTTATGGAAAAGGTCATAAACGAAAAGAACTTTTAAACTTTTCAAAAAAATTAAAAACTGATGAAGATACCTCTTCCTGAATAAATGTTGCTGCTTTAAATGATAATTGGCCTTTACGTTATGATCAATCTATTTTTTCTTTAATTCGCTCTTCTGAGCCTGGTAAAGAAGATACCTTACTTATTAGTAAAAAATTTAGTGAATATTTTGAATCTTTACAAAAAGCTGGTATTTCTTATGATAACATTTTGTATAATGTTCAATTATATAATGCTATTCATACTCTTCGTAATCAATATACAAGTTTAATGTTTTCTGGCAATAGCCTTGAAACAGAAAAGCAAATACCAAAGAATTTACAAAGCTACATCAATATGATTACATGGAGACCAATTACGTCAAAAGAACAATATTTGGCAGATCTTGGTGTATCAAATTTGGGAGATCTTGTAGACTATAAAGACACAAAAGCTTTATTTGGTTCTGCGGATGCCGTAGAAAACGCTTTAATAAAGCTTGATTCAAGTGGAAGCCTTATATTAAAAAAAGATGCAACCACTATAAATACTTTAGAAGAAGAAAAAGCTCGTTTACAAGCATTATATAACTATGTTAAAATGCAAACACCAACGTGATTTCAATGATTAAAAGATATTATTGTGATTGACACACGAAAAGGCTTTCTTCGACGAGCCTGAAATCGTGTGGATGGGGATGAGACAACTACTGCATCTAACAAATCTTTCCATGCACAAACACAACAATTTAATTCTTTAACGAGTGCCTATATAAAAGCTGTCCATACGCTTGTTAATAAAGGCCCTGAACCAGCAAAAAAACTTGTTTCAACTTTACTTACAAGTATAAACAATTATATGAAAATAAATGGTCTCGCTTTAAATAATCCTGCGTTTGACCCTGTAAATTTTTTAGATGCTTTAAAAAAAGAATCACCCTTTCATTCATTTTTTACAAATAGACAATTTTTTAACCTATTTGATGTAATAACAACAGAAGGTTATAAATTTACTATGGACGATTTAAAAAAAATAGAGGGTCTTGAAAGTGTAAAGAAAAAAATAGCTGAAGATGCCGCAAAAAAGGGAGCAGCAAAAACTCCGGACCAGAAATTAGACGATGCAAAAACAATGTCAGCAATGTTTAAGCCGTATGCTCTGATTAGACGAGCACATGTTATAGAAGGATTAAAAGCTTTTATTATTCAATCAAACAAAGATACCATGGTGACCACATAATGACATTACGTACTCCACAGCAATTACCGGCCTTACCAAGAAATAATGTATATAATCCTTTTAAATTAGACGTGTGGCCTTCACAAGATACACTTTTTAATCTACCTAGAACAAACGTAGATAATTTTCCAAGTGAAAGTACTATTGATCCTGTTAATGCTTTTACATATAAAAGACCTTTATCTAAAACGGCACCACTAGATTTAAAAGAACATATAAATGCTACCACAGATGCCGGAGCACAGCTATATGTCCAAACAATAGATGGTGCGGTTGTGGCACAAACAAACAAATTCTTTTTAAATGCTTTCTCTTTTGGTATGAAAGAGCGGACACAATTAATGGAAACTTTTAGTGCTCCGTCGATTGCTTTTTTCGGAGAGTCGGTTCGGATTTATAACTTTGCTGGAACCGCTGTTGACTATGCAGGATCAAATGGACCAAGATTTTATCAAAGCAGCCTAATAAAGATGTATAATGATATGCTACGAGGAACTCTACTTGTTGAACGAAATCAAATAGCCATTATAACTGTATTAAATCACACTATCTATGGATATCCGATCGCTTTTCAATCTAATTACAGCGCCCAAAACGATAAGATGGCTACTTTTTCTATGAGCTGAGTTGTAACAGAACATGACTTAACACTTCCCGGAGTTATAGGAGACGACCAGTTAAATTATATGTACACACATAATGTTGCCATACCAAAGGGACTAATAAGAGATTTGCCGCCCTTAATGGGAGCTATTGCAGATTTGGGCCGTTTCTTTAATTTTAGTGGTTGGCTAGATTTGACTGACGATACTGCTAAATTTGCTTTTTTAGCAAACAGAGAATGGTCATCAGTAACTCCATATGAAATCCAATCTGGTTTTGGCTCTGAACCAAAAGTTTTTATTGATGCTCTTGATAGATGTTTAGCCAGACTAAGTGTGACTTTGAATAACATCGCTGATAGCGCAGAGTATTCACCTATTCTATCTAGTTTATTTTCAGATCCTAATAATGCTGAACAAACTTTAAAAGATTCAATAACAAAAACTTTTAAAGAATGAAGCGAGTTGGTACCTTTAATGTGGACAACCTCTGGATTTTCTAGTAGTGAATTTATTAATTTCAAAAATGATCTTGCTCCTTTAATAACGTTGTATAATAAACTATTAACCATACAAAGAGCTAAATTAGCACAAGCTAGTGTAGATAATTAACATGGCTACTATAAAAGAAAAAGAAATGACTTTATATGATTCCTATAAGCAAGGAAATACAAAAGCCAAAAAAGAACTTTTAACTTCGTTAAATCCTTTAGTGTATCAACAAGTTAATAAATACAAAGGTTCCGGCTTGCCAAATATGGCTTTAAGACTTGAAGCACGTAGACTAACAAGCAATGCTATAGATACTTATGATCCATCGCTTTCTCAATTAAACACCCATGTAACAAATTCTTTAAAAAAACTAAGTCGCTTTGTTATGAATTATCAAAATATTGGGCATATTCCAGAACCACGGATTTTAATGATTGGAAAATATAATACAATATTTGATAATCTTCATGCTGATTATGGTCGAGAACCGACTATAACAGAATTAGCAGATGCAATGCAAGTTAATCCAGCTGAAATAGAGAGATTACAACTTGAACTTCGCAAAGATCTTTCCATGACTGTTCAAGAAGATGATGAAGAGGGAGGTTTTTATTTTTATCAACCTAATAATGATCTGGATCAAAAAACAAAACAAGTTATTGAATTTGTCTATTTTGATGCTAACCCAATTGATAAAAAAATTATGGAATATATGTTTGGAATGTCTGGTGTACAAAAATTAAATTCAAAAGACATTGGAACAAGATTAAATTTAAGTCCTAATCAATTAAAAAAACGTCAATTACATATAGCTGACGAAATAAAACAATTAATTTAATGCCTGATACTAAAGAAATAATGGACGCCTTTGCCGCGAAAGTTCAAGCAACTTTAGGGCCTTTTGGTATTGCTTTGGATAATCCTTGTGATCTTAGTTTATTAAAAGATAAAATTATTGGAATGACCGAGGAATTTTTAAAAGAAGCCGACGAATCTATAAGAGCCTTATCAGCAGAAGCAGTAAGTGCACAATTTTGGCCTATAGTTGCACAGGTATTAATAGAGGTTTTTGATATGGCTGAAGGGGCGGCAGCAGCGTACGTTGATAAAATTATTGGAGACCTAATGAGTAAGGGTCTTGGAGTAGTATATTCTGTTGTTGCCTTACTTTTAACTTCTTTAGATAGTGCCCGTATCATTCTTGATTATTTAACAGTAGTAGCTTTAAAAAAAGCATTAGAAAAACGTATTGAAATGAATCGTGTTATTGAAATTGACATCCGTATCTTGATAGGTTTTGTCAAAAATCTATCAAGAGTTATTGATGTCAAAAAAGCAAAAGCAGGACAAATTGGTTCCCTAATTTTGGCTAAAAGAAGACTCGAAACTGTTCTTGTGTTACTTGCCATAGAAATTTCTAAATTAAAAAATAAAGAAGGTTATGCAGTTACTAAATCCTCAATTGAAAGTGCTATTTCAGGAATTAAAGAAACCGTTTCAGATTTAACACAAGGTTCTTACAAAGTTTCAACTAAATTATTAAATAAAGCTGCTCAAAACGCCAGTCAAAAACTATTACAGAATAACACGGGGTTTACTGCTGAATTAGTAGAAATTGCAAATGTAGATGAATTAATAAACATAATAAATAAAAATATCAAAACGATTATTTTTGAGGATGTCTCTAATAAAAACATTGAAGCACATGATTATGATTCAGCTATAAAAGCACAACTAGGTGTATTTAATTTATACTTATCTGAAGTATTTCCATTAATTCCAGACGCCTTACAACTTGTATTAGCGCAAGAATTGGTTGGAAGTTCAGTTAACAGACTAGTTAAACGTATGCCTATTCTTGGAGGATTAACTTCAGAACTTACTAAAAAAGCAACAGAATGATTAGCGACTCCTGCACAACAATTACAAAAAGTTTTGCCTATTGTTCCTTCAATTTTAAATGAACCACCTATATTAAAGAATGAACCTAAACTAACGTGAAAACGCGCAATGACTGCCGGAAAATTAGCGAAATCTGGAGTATTGCTAACACCAGATTATTTTGCTTTTTTACAAACAATGAGTTATCTTACGAATATATATTTAAGACCTGCGCAGACATTAGTAAAAGATGTTCATGAAGACATAAAAGATGCTATTAGTAATATAGAATCCAGTACCTATAATCTTGGTGATGTACAGTTACGAAAAGTAAAGTGGATAGGAAGTCTTTTATCTGCTAAAAGTTTATTAGAGAGTACAACTCCTACAATCACCTTTGAAAAAGGAAAGTCTATTGATGTTGCCGCCGCACTTAGTTTACAAAAAATGTCAGACGACCTGTTAGCACAAATAAAGAAAAAAATTCAAGAATTTAGTTATCTTAAAGGCACATCGCAAGTAACTGTAGAGCCGGGAGACAAAGTTCATCAATTAGCACAAGAATATTTATCGCCATTAATCGCATCACAAGCTGTTTTATTTAGTCCACAAGTATTACATCGTATGATACCAGGATTAATAGGAATAAAAACTTTATTAGCACAACAACATTATCAAGATTTGGAATTGTTAAATCTTTGCAATACTTATATTTTAACTGTAGGATCCTCTTCGACATTTAAACTTGCAAAAGCGGAATTTGATGCACTCTTTAATAGTGTAGGTGCAGTTGATAATTTAATAGACAAAGTGCGAAATGGAGATTTATCGGAACTTGTAGCTGTATTAGATACATCTAAATTATTAAGTGATATTGCAAATATGGCCTTGTGTTATGAAAAAGATTTTACATTTGATGGGTTACCTTCGTTTGCCAGCGGTATTTGGGATACCTTATCTTTAACTTGGGGTTCAAGAAAAAAATTCTTAGCATGGAACAAGGCAAAGGATAAAATGATTGCAGATTTAAAAGATAAACTTATGGACTTAAAAGATTTAATTCACGTAGCGGACGAGATTGTGCATCAATTTACTGGTACCATAGCTTTAATAAAAGATTTTAATGGATCAAAATAATGGCAAATATATTTTATAATAAAGATGACGAAGGCAACTATACTGAATTAGGTACTATTTATGCTACATTGGGCGGAACAGCTTTTGCAGATATTTCGGCCTTAAATTTTAGCAATTTAGATAACACAGGAAGTGTAGGATATTGTTTTAATAATGCGGGAAGTTTTGTAACAGGAACTAACAATTTGCTTCAACGAATAATAAAAAGTATATTAACAATACAAGGCTCAAATGCTTATGAACCTAAATTTGGCAGTCATTTTTATGGCATTTATCAATCAATTAGTTTAGATGAAATTGAAGACTTAAAAGCTAAATTTCCTTTATTTTTAAAAACTTTAACTGACACATTAATTGAAGAAGATTTAATGGCTATGGCAAATGGCTATACTATAAATCCAGCAGAGCGTTTACAAAATTTAATTTTGGAAGATATCGTTTATGATGATACTTTCAGTGGCTGATTAATAACAATTCGTGTAAAAACTCTTGCTAATACATCCTTAATAATTACATTACCTTAGGTAAGTTACTATGATTGACATAAAAAACTTTATAATTGAACAAATTAAATCCAATAACCCTAATGCCGACGTTAGGACTGGCTCAGTGTTTAGAGATTTGATTGTAAATCCGTTAAGTTCTATTATTGCTGGCTATCAGAAAGAACATGAAAATTTTCTAAACAGAAGCGCTGTTACAGATATAGCAACTTTAGCGGAAAATGAATTAGATGCAGTTGGAGCTAATTTTTTACTTGAAAGACAAGCAGGTTCTTACTCTGTTGGAAACATAAAAATTTATTTTAGTGACCCAAGAGCTATATCTTTTCCAGCAGGCACTCGTTTTACATCAAGTAGAGGACTTGAATTTCAAACTTTAGCTACATTTACATTAAGCAAATTTCAAATGGAACAAAATATTGCAGATTTTCCAAATTATGATACCGGATTAATTCCTGTAAGAGCAATGCTTCCTGGAATAGATCACAACATCCCTGAAGGAACATCTTTAACATTTGCAAGTAGTATTGATGTGTCACCTATCAGAGTTGTTGCTGCTACAGGATTTACGGGAGGAACAGCTCACGAATCTAATGATACTTTTTTTAGACGTTTAAAAGATACTGTTCATAACAAATCTCTAGCAAGTGCCTATGCAATAAAAGCTAAAATTCAAGATAACTATGATGATGTCGTTAATGTAAAAGTTGTTGGTTCCGGACATCCGTTAATGATACGCGATTTAACTACAATGGTTTCTGATATAGAAAGTTATAAATCTGAAGATTTTTATTTAGTCTATTCTGGCCAGCACACATCATTATATGATAAAAGACATATGGCTTTGTTAAATTTTTTTCATGATCCCCTTCCTGGTGAATTTCCTACAATGCCTGCTATATCAGGCTGAACATCTGAATTAACTACAGCACAATATCAAAGTATTTATAAATTAGCTGATGATCAATGGCTTGAAGAAAATGATCAGGCCCTTATTCATGAAACCTTCAATGACCTAATTGATCCTAATAATACACAAACTGCTTTTCAATTAATTGTTGCTGATAACAAATGATATGTACACGATGGTGCAAACCCAACTAATGAAGTTTTTTATATAGATGAAATAAATATTGAGGGTGGAAAACTTAGATTAGGTAAATATTTAGATCCAGCTGCTGAAGATAAGCTCTTACATATACCTTATTCACAGTTGGCATTATTAAATGATATGGCAACATCACGACTTCCAGGAACTACTGAACGCCTTGAAGTACAGCTTTCTGGCATGGTTTCTGCACAAGAATATAATAATACTGCTCCAATTTTCCATCGTGAGATAGATGAGCACACGGGTATTCAAATAGCCTTTACCTTTTCAACAACAGATAATACTGTAAATGGTGAAATGGCATATGCTACTGTTTTTAGAAATTCAGAATTTTTTCAACCACAAGATGGTTACGGACTTGCTTTTAGAAAGCAACCGGACTATTTAATTAGAATGGCACATGAAACACACACTGATGCCGATATAGCAACTTTTACAGAACAATATGGGGAAGCTCCTACTAAATTTGGGACAGCTCTTTTAGCTGATAAAAACCTATGAAAATGAAATGTATATATAGTAGATAATGATGTCTTGCAAGAAGAAGTATGGGTTGGCGGTGAACAACTTTGAGATCAAACATCTGGTAAAAACCAATTTTTAATTGCCGGAAAAGCTTGGATTGAAAATGATAAAACCTACAATGTAAAAATAAATATTCATACAACTCTTGCCACAGAGGCGTGGATTTATGAAGAAGGACAATCACAGGGTACTTCTATTGTAATTCGTGGCGCTACTGTTCCTGCTTATGTACCAATAGCAGATGATGTTCTTGAAACAGAAATAGCGGGGCGAGACACAATTTATAGTAGAAAAAATCATTTTGGTTTGGCAGTAGCACAAACTCGTAATTGCGAATGACTTTTTGATGACTTAACAATTACGTCTTTTGCTTCAAGGTCACCAAAACATCTATTTAGATTTAAAGCGGCTGATACAGAAATTGCTTCGGACTCTGCTTTTGAAATAAATTACTATGGCGTCGGGTATGACCCAGACAATTATGCAGCGGAAGGTGCACACAGTAAGGTTTTGGTGCAGATTTGAAATGTTGAAGAAGATGGATGAGAAACACTTGGAACGCATACCTATACAATTGGAGATTCCGCTTCTAATAGACATATTACTGAACAATTTACGCCACTTAGCAGTTACACCGATATTGAAGGTTTCATAAACATAGCTGCAATGGCTTATAATTTTGGATCGGCTTTTCCGGGAGATATACAGCATGGCCTAAGAAGCTATTATATTGAAATTAATAATATAAAGCCCGATACAGTACATCGCGGAAATGCAATGGACATATATGTACAAGATCCAGATAACATTATAAAAGGTTCTACTGCGCAAGTTATGGCTTCTAGTGTCTTGCTTGTGCACAACATGCCAGGAATGCCTGGATACATTCAAGAAATTTTAGAAGTTAGAGAAGGGATATCCAAGGTTGCCTATGATCCGAATAGTTATACAATAACTAATTTAGATCCAAGTAATAGTTACTCAGCAGATAATCAATATTCCATTACTTTTGATTTGGGAGACATGTCCGGAACCCTTATTGAAATTATTTACAGATATTGAGCAATGGGTAATTCATTGTCGACTTTGTTAATGCAAGATGATGTACGATTTCCACTAGCTGATAATAAAGTAAAGATCATGGCTCCTACAGTGTTAAATATAACGAGTTTGATCTATTCAGGCGGTTTGCCGGCAGAAGACATGAAACTTGTTATTGCTGGCTACATAAATAGTTTAACAACAACTCAATTTGATAAGTCAGACCTAATTAATTTTATGTATGAACAAGGCGCAAATTATGTTGATACAGATATAAAAATAACTATTAGGGAGTATGATACAGAAGCAACTAGAACTACACGTAAAATGACTGATAGCAGATATGTAATACGTACTGATACTGTTAGTCATTACTATACTAATACAGACGAACTTTCAGGAGTTGTCCAAATATAATGTTTAGTCCAAATTCACCGGTAGATGCAAGTTACATATGACAATTGCTTGGTTCTTTTTATAGGTTAGTTGATGCTGACAGCAAAGCACTTATAGAAGCCTATTGAACTAGTCTATTAAATGGTACAGAAGGTCTTTTTTATAATTTAGCACAAGCACACTTATCACTTTATCTTGATAAAACTCCAGGCTATATTGAACACGGCTATGAAATATTTGATTTTAGATTCTCCGGTTTAGATCCGAATTATACACTAAGAACTCGATATCAGCCGCCAGCAGTTAGTGGATGACCGGTTACACCGAGCGTCGATGACATATTATATAGTTATGTAGTAACTTGTGTACATGATGATGGAGAGTCTACACCTTCTTTACCAGCTCTTATAACAAGCGGCAGCTCTACTCCTAATAATATACTTAGCTGAGATTCGATATCAGGCGTGGATTCTTATAATATATATGGCAAAACACAAAACAGTTTTTATTATTTAGGAAATACTATAAATAATAGTTTTATTGACGATGATATCACAGCAACAAGCATAATACCGCCTACAGTAAATACAGCTATTGAATCATATATATTTGATTTGCCACCAAATAGAAACTATTTGACAATGCCTGTTCTTAGTGGTTTAGACAGTGGACAAATCTTGACTGAAAATACAGATTTTACTATTGAGCAATTAACAAAAATAACGTTTTTAAATAATTTAACTACTACACAAGAATCTAATAAAATTCAGGTGACGGAACCGGTTTCTGGAGAGCTGTCGTTAAAAGTTCTGAACCCCACAAGTTTAACTACTTTGCCATCTTTAACATCAATATATTTCCCAGCATTTGGGCAAGAAGATAACCCAGCGTCAATTATAATAGATGAACTTTACACACCACACATAAGTTCTTTCTTTGATCCAAGTACAAGTTATTATAATAAGCGTGCTTTATATGGAAAACACCTTTCTAGATGAACTCATGCATTAGTATCAGGATTACGAAATGCTCCAACTATGGTAAATATTACAAACACAGTTAGCTTATTATATAATTTACCATTTTCATACGAAGCAGGAACCCTAACAGAAGTCATAACAGCAAGTGGTTATAACTACATAACTATAACGGGAGACACAGAAACCGCTTGTTATCGCGTTCCTGAAGAGTTATATTTAAGGTATAGCATTGGAGATTCTATTGGACAATATAATATTCTTTGTTCCGGAATTCAAGTAGACGATTATTTAAGTGATGAAACAGTAATATCTGGTTTAATGGACAGAGCAGGATCAATAACAGAAATGGATGTTTTTGCACATCATAAAGGTGGAGCAAATCCTTATTATCATATTGCTAAATCTATAGAAGAAGGTACAATAGTTGCACCATTAACAGCTCCTATTGTTTTAAATACACAGGGCGGAAAAAATGGCTAATTTCTTAACATTTGTAAAAGGTACAGAATATACTTTAAATATATATAATCGTATTTTTGCAGAACATCCTTGCATTATAACTTCATCCGCAACAGGAAAATCTTATACAGATATTGTAACAACAGGCGTTGTTTATTATTATGTAAACACAGATGGAGAGTCCTACACAGGAGATATTAATTACGATCTTGACACCGGAGATATTTATACAGGCAGTGAATATACGATTAATTCCAAGTTGTTAGACATCATAAAAATCGTTTTTACACCAAGTGCAGCTTGAACAGCACCTGCGTATTATATACAGTCCGGAAAAAATTTAACAATGGGAAGACAAATTTATATTGTAGATTCCCTGGGCGATATTTTAAATACACAACAGTTTTATTATCTATTAGGTCTTGGGCATCAAGCCGAAATAGAAAATTTTAATTATTCAGACACATTTATTGACTTCTATTTAAAACAAGTTCTTCCTGCTAGCGTAGAAGGCAAAACATATACAATTTAATGAGGAAACAAAATGGCTCGAATTAAAGTACCTTCAGGAACTAAACAAAATTTAGAAACCGTTTTTGACGATTTACAATCTATTGCAGCAGATAATTTAAAACGACGCATACTAAAAGTTTTTGATAGATTTGGTCCTATAGTAGATGTAAAAGCCGGGATATTGACTGGTGGCACTTCATTACAGGTTACAACCGGTTCTAATCTTAGTGTAAATATAGCAGCTGGAGAAGCACTACTTGAAAATGGTAATTTAATTCGTATAGATAGCGGAGATAGTGAAACACTTTCCGGAGTATCTGCAAGCACAGCATATGTTATTATTTTAACCTATGCTGAAGAAGGCACAGTACCGGTTACAGCACAAAACGCATTTCTATATGATGTCTCCGGCGGTACACCATATTCAACAAAAAAGACACGTTATATAGATGCTTATACTATTACATATCCAGAGGTTGAAACCTTTGCTGATATTACAACAGAATTATCAGACAATAAAATTGCTTTGGGTGTGATAAAAATAGCTAGTAATGGAACTAGTTTTCAAAGTTCATTCACTTTTGATGGCGTAGCTGCTATAAGTGGTGTTGTAGAATTAAGACATTTATATTCTTTAAAAATAAATTCAAGTCTTTTAAATGAAGACGACATTGTTTTTTCAGATAGAAGTTCAATTATAGATGCAGGATACTCTTTTACTGCACCAACATTGCATACTAATAGTACTACCGGAACAAGCGGTTTTGCTGGTAAAATCGAAGCTGCGAGTATTTCTACTCCTATATTACAAGGAACTGCTATAACAGGATCGTCAGCAACTATTTCTGGAGCCGGAAGTTTTGGTAGTTTAACAGTTGGTGGTGTAGCTGTTCAAACAGATGAAGGCGTTCCTACCATTCCCGCAAATCTAAGAATATGAGATATTTGACCTACAAACAATCCATCTGAACCTAAAGGATTCATTTGGTTTCGCTGAAATTGGACACACCTTGTAAAAAGTGGTGCACCTGCCCCTGGCGATACTGGATATACTAATGTAAGTATTTCAGCAACAACTTCTCAAGGAGAAGATTTTAGTCCTATAAATGCAGAAGTAGCTGGTAAAAAACTAAAGATGGCAAATGATGCAGAATATACCATTCATAGTCTGCTTAGTGACAATGGAACAACAATAGTATTAAAAGTAGCAGGAACTGTACCAGACTCTTTTCCAGTAAAAATTATTGATGCAAATGCTGATGGATATTATATTGCTATGGATGTTGAAGGCGAAGTTGGTTATAAAATGATTTTTAATCTAGATTCTGATTTTATTACAGATCCCCAATTTAAAACTAAACTAGATTTATCCAAAGAAATTGACCCTGAATTGTATAATTGTAAAATTAAAACATACAATGACACACGTAGATCTTCGTATGCTACGTTATTAGCAGGAACATATGATCCTGATCAAGGAGGAAGCGATCAAGATCCTGTAGATTATGAAGTTCCTTTTGCTATGAGACTACCTGATATAAAACATGATGGGACTCTTAGTATTGCTACTACCGCAAACGGGGTTCTTTTAACTATAGGCGGTTGAAATTTAGGCGGTCAGCAAACACTACATGAATATGAATATGCATATGCTACTGCAGAAGAAGGATACACAGAAACTTTAAGTAGTTTAACTGATGGTGGACTAACACATATTATTTCTCCATCAAGAACACTTGCTATTACTGCCAATGCTGCTACTCGTTTTGTATGTGGAGTACGAGGTTTACAAAATAAACAAGTTGTCACAGAAGAAAAATATACAGTTCCAACAGCGGGTGGTTTTGCTAAAGAAGCTGTACAAGACCAAGTACTCATACAAAAAGTAGGTGCAGAAGTAAAAGTAAGACGAGGAATAATAGGAGGCCCAGCAAGTACTTCGGGATCTAGCACAGAGTGGACTGCAGTTATTCATGATCCAGTAAACGACGATGTAAACGTGGCGGTTGGTGATGGATATCTGGATGGAGAATACATAAATATAAATGGTGATGCTACTAAGAACTTTAAAATTGCTAGACAAAGTTTAAGTATAACTGACGTATAATATGATAATAACACATCCACTTACGTTAAAAGATTCTGAGAGCTATACACCTGGACCAGATAAACCTTTTTCTATAGGTATGCGAGAGGCTGGACGTATAATAATGAAAAAACAACTTGATAGAGATTATAAACTCACTCGTATTGAATTTGAACTCGAAAGTGGTCAATTTATAGATGAAGATGTCCCAGCAATAATAAGAGTTTATCAGAAAGATTTTGATTCAGATGCAAAATATCTAATTATTTCTGGTGCCGTGCAGCATGAATGAGATGAGGATCTTGAAGAATATGATGAAACACGAAACCATTATGAAATGACTTTAGATTTAGATATAACAAGTCGAGAATTAACTAGAGAAGTAATTGTTGATGGTTGAGTTCCAGATGAATGAGAAGGATGATCTGAAAATAGCGGAGATTATGGATCACGTGCTTTAGATACGGGTACTGCTGCAGTTGGAAGTCATATAAATGCACAACCTTTTAAAGGCAACCTACAAATTTTTGGGCGACCTTTGCACCAAATACCAACTTAATATAGAGAGAAAAAATTATGGCAATGCTAATAGAACATCCATTAAGTTTACCAGGTTCAGCTCCTTATACACCTGGAATAGGTACACCCTTTTCAATAGGCATGACAGAAAGAGGTCGAAAAATCTTACATAAAATATTTGAACAAGATCATGTTCTTACTAAAATTGAATTTGAAGTTACTAGTGGCGTTTTTTTAGCAGCTACTGTTAATAAACAAGCAGTAATTCGTGTATTTCAATCTGGATTTCCTGAAGATGCACGATATTTAACTTTAACTGGTTTAGGAGTATTTTCAACAGAAATCACTTTAAACATAACATATCGGGCAAATAACAGAACAGTTATTGTAGATGCCTGAGCGCCAACATCCTGACCAGGATGGGGAGGAAATCCAACCATTGTAAATCCCGCAACAACTGCTGTTGGTGATAATATAAATGCACAACCTTTTAAAGGCAACCTACAAATTTTTGGACACGCCTTAGTTTCTACACAATCATAAAAATTTAATATATGGCAACATACAGAGGAAGACTAGATCCTGAAAAGAAAAAACCGTATAAAGGTATATTAGCATATATTTTTAATACAGACGGCGAACGTGTAGGCATTGACTCTACAGATGGCGACGGTATTTTTCAATTTTATGGGTTAGTAACCGGCTGACACCGTATATCTTTTCTTGGCGGTAATTATACTGATCTTGATTCAATAGACGTATTTGTTACTGCTGTTGCTGGTGATCCAGATGAACGTGGTATATTTATTAATTATCCTGTTTTATCTGTGGTGGAAGAAGCATATACATTAAATAGTGAAAGTAATATAGATAATGGCACATCATTAGTAAAAGTAGATATTTCAGGATTAGACTTAGAACGAGGAAGTTTAAATGAAATTATATTACAATATCGAAATAGTAATTCTACAATTCTCGAACTAAGTGGATTAACAATCGCTTGTGTTGGAGATAGTATTACTCATGGGGTTGTTGATGAAGAAACGGGTATTTCTGATTACCCCTTCTTACTAGAAAACATGCTTCCAGAAGGATCGGTAGTTTATAATTTTGGATGTCCAGCCAAAACATTAACTGAAACTATTTCTGGAGCTTCTTACAGAAATACTGATGAATATGCTGCAGCTATTGCTTTAAATGAAACAGGAGTTGTTGATGTTATAATAATTGGTTTGGGTATGGCCGATGTTGTAGAATGAGAAACAGTTGGTGGTGATTTTTTAACTGATGCCTGTACATTGTATGAAACTTTTAAAACCACAGATAATATTGTTTTATTTAATAAAATAACGCCTTCTTTTCTTGATTGAATTCCCAGTATTACTATAAAAACAGCTAATATACTGTTAAGTAAAGCAGCGATGCAAGTTGGAGCTCCTTCTCTTATTGACTTAAATAGTAAAATGCAAGATCATAAAGATGATTGATTTATTCAAGACGATTTTCCTCACCCAAATATCACAGGCAATACTTTTATCGCTGATAAAGTATATCAAAAACTAACTGATTTAGTTTTAGTTCCTTCGGAAAATTTAGAAACCATTTCTGGCTGAACTACTTGGTTTACAAAATCATATATTATTAATTCAGATAATGTTGCAGATAATGGAGATTTTTCAATATCTAAACCTTTTAGTTTGACAACTATTCCATATATAGGAGACTTTAAAGCAACTTTTGTTGATGGAACAGGACGTTTAATAGAAATTGTAGAAACTGCCGAAATAGTGGCTGCATATGATTATGGTGTGCATCTTGGAGATAACTTAGATGATGCTCCACCTATAATTGATGATGATAAATTTTCTATATCTGCTGATAATAATCCGACAACCCCCGATCCGTGACTTTCAAGACCAGATGCGTTTTTACTTTCCGAACCAGGTGCTGTAACAGATACAGTTTCGGAAGTAAAAAAACTTTTTGCTCAACCAGCTATTTTTAGTAGAGCGGTAGAACAAGAAGACATTTCCGAAACCGATACCACATCCAGCTGATCTGATATAAATTTTATAGACTGGGCTGTTGGTTCTTTGGTTAGTTATTATATTTTAGATACTAATTATAATACCTGAGAAATTGAATCTTTTGTTTCAGCAACGGGAACTTTTACTGTAAAAGGAACAGATGTTGTTATAAATAGTTGATATGCAATTATACGTCATTTAGCAGATTCTTATGAATTTATAAAAGATAGATGAGGATATTCTTTTGATTATGTTGATGGCGGTAATTGGGCTATTAATTTAAACGGGCTATCAGCATCTACCAGACCAACTAATTGAATCACACCTACCTGTATTTCAGCTACATACGGATTTATAATAACTGCTTCAGATAAATATAACAACACTGTTCTTAATTTTGAAGATATGGCATATCCAAATATTCTTGTTTCGGCATTTGGACCGGGTGGTGGAACAGAGGCAATTAAATGATATTTTTGAGATGGCAATGATTACACTGATCCTAATTATGTTGGTGGGTGGTTTAATGATACTGATTTATATTTACGCGTAGAAAATCGCACAGGCTATGATCTAGCATATGTAGATTATCGAATTTCAGACATAGATCAAGATTTTGCAAATAGTTCTGAAGCTCGAATCACAGCAATCAATAATATTAGTGATATACCAATAATAGAAGGTACACGCACAATAGGACTTCGTTATGCACTAAACGCATATAATGATCTTGGCGTATGAGGACCAGTAGAATATTTTACAGTATATGAAATCAGATATAAATGAGATAAAACCAAACCAGAATGAGATCCAATTTCTCCTTCTTTATCCGCAGGTTTTCAAGCTCTTGGCGCAAGCTGATTAGGAGATGCACCTTCAGATCCTGAACCAAATGTCGAAAGTTATCACGAAGCTAGTGGTCCTGCATATTCGTGTTTACTACGGACCTGATGATAATATTGATCACGCCCGTCATTTTGATAGCAATATTAATACAAGAAGTGTGTCTGTGCCAGGAAATTATACAACTTTAACATATGTATGAATATCTGTAATAGACAACGCCGACAATGAGTCAGATCCAATCTTTTTTGGATCAGGCCTGGGAGCGCCTATTGTGCGTGCTGATGTAGATGGTGCACTAAGGATTAAATCAAGTACTTACTTCCGTGACTCTGGCGATTCAACATATCAAGTTTGACAAGATAGATATGGCATTGCCGTTCCAATTGAAAGTTGTTCTATTGCACTTCCATCCACCATAGTAACATACCCAGAATTAGTTGATATAGAGTATGCTGGTAATGCCGGAGATTTATATACCATAAACGGTATAGATTTAAACGAGCTAGAATGAACGTCAATATCAAATGCTCGCACAGACGGAGAAGGAGCAGGCCATGTTTGAATTTTTAATCCGGCAAAAGGAGAAGATGAAGAGTATAATCTTACTGGAACATCTGGCTTTAATTTTGGTGCATTTACTCCAGAATCGCATCGTTATATTTTTAGATTTGATCCAATGCAAGATAAGTATTTTTGAAGAGCAGTTTTTAAAAATGCTAATATTGTACTGGATAGTGATGGTAATTCAACAGATGCTTCAGATGTTGCTGAAGTTCATTTTGATAGCATTCTTGCTGCAGATTTAATTGTCGGTGGAACCTTAAGATTAGAAACAGGACTTTCTATTTGAGGTAAAACCGGCGAACAAGGTATGACAATTGATCAGTTTGGGCTCGCTTTTTATGACCATTTAGACTCAAGTGACGGAACTGCGGGAACCAACACAACAAAAACAGTACATATTAATGGGCAAACCGGTGCTTTCATATTTGGAAAAGATTATGGCGAAAATCCTTCATATGTAAAATGAGAAGATGGTGTCATAAGAATTCGAGGTAATCTTGTTCTAGAAAATGGCACCGAAATAACTTCACCAGCTAATTATGTCGGTTACTGAAGTGCAACCTACACTGCAGAACATGATGGTCTAAACTATTTAGTCAATGATATTGTTTCATATGTATATGAAGAAGTTACCAATTCATATATTTGTATAGTAACACACGCCTCAGACGAAAATATACCACCAACTAATACTTCTTACTGAAATCTCTTAACCGGTACTTTACCAGTATATTCATACTATTTAAATCCAACACTTGGTACAGCTATTAAAAATCATAACCCAGCAAGTGAGTTAGCTGTTTATGCAATGAAAAATATGGCCAGTGGTGGTGCTGTCGTATTGGTTTCAGGAAACTCAGAAGGTTTATCTATTTGAGATGAAAACGACGTGGATCATGGGGTTGCTTGAGAAAATATAACTTATATTAATATAAATAATAGCTTAGTTCTTTATTTAGCTACTGGTGAGCCTTCAAATCCCGCAACATCTATTTATGATTCTCTTACTTTAGTTGATATTACTGATGGCGACGACGCAACTGTTGGCTCTGTTACAGCAAATCCAACCCTTTGCTATACACGCCCATCAGTTATAGGAGCTTGAACACCGAGCGACACTACAACTGAATTAACAGGAACTTTTTATAGAAGCGACCTTTTGGTAGGAAGTCATACAACTGTAGTTACATTAAATGAGTATGATGGAACTTTTTCCGCCACAGCCGGTTCTACTGGATTTGTTTCGGTAACAATCGATGGAAATAATACAGCCGCAATAACATTAAATTTTACATATAATGATGGTATTCGTGGTGCCATCACCGTTTCCGAAACAGTGTTTTCTTTACAAGGTGGTTTAGATGGAGCGGCTGGATCGGACGGTGCGGGCGGGATGGACGCAAAAGCAGTACGTTTAACTGTAAATCCACAAGCAATAAGATATCATTTTACCGGAAATAGAATATATAATGAGCCTAATTCATCACGAGTGACGGCAACGCCCATAAATCATGCAAGTACAGTTTATTATGATTTTTATGTTGATGATGTTTTTATAGAGCGAAATACTCTTGGATATGTTGACCAATCTGTCGGAATTACATTTAATGACATGCCTTTAAAAATGGAAGTTGAAACACGAGATGGCTACACAGACGGAGATCCAACGGCAACTGATATCATACACATATATGGAGTAATTGCAGGTACAAGTGCTGTACAAGTGATGTTTAGCAATCTTGCGCATTCTATACCTGTTGCGGCAGATGGAACTGTCACTTATACTTTATCTGACACAGATATTATGGTATATTATGGAGCAAACCAATGTATATATGATGAAGATATGGACACTGTATATACTTTCAAAGTTTCTGTGGATTCCACGTCAAATATTACTGCCGGCGCTCCAGAAACTACACCTAACATATATACTAGACATTACGGAGTTGTTTCTGGGTTAACGCCCCAAGTTTTAACAGCCAGTGTGACTTATTTAGTTACTGTCTGTGACAGAAATGCAGAAACAATGCCACCTATTAAAGTTGTTCAAACTTTCTCTGTTTCGAGAGAAGGAAGCAGCGGAGACTATGTATCACATATTTTTAAAAGGTCTGCCACTGTTCCAACAACTCCCACAGGAGGGGGCACTTATACAGATCCCGTAACACCTACAGGATGGTCAGATGGCCCACCCGCTGTAGATGGCAACCCTCTGTATATGTCTAAATGTACCTATAAACAAGCAAGCGGCCCAGGAACTTGAAGTGATGCAATAAGAATTGATGGTGCAGCGGGAAATAGTAATGCACATTTAGGATTACAGTATACTACAGGTATTACCATCGATGAGACAGGACACCAAGTTACAAAAGCAACACCAGCTGTTGCTGGATGAAACACCGAACTAAGATCTACTATTTCATATACAGGCGGTGCTTATGTTACATTTCAACCCTCCGGCACTAATAAAGCTTTTATGATGGGATTGAATTCTGATCCAAGCACAGACGCAAATTATACATCAATTGATTATTGTTGGTATTGTGTTGCTGACGGAACCACAAGAATTTATGAAAGCGGCGTCAATAAAGGAACTTTTGCTACTTACACGGCTGGGTCAGACCTCACAATTAAATATGATAATAACACCATTACATATTATATTAATGGTGTCTGACAAAAAACAACAGATGTAGATGCAGACTTAAAATTTTATCTTGATTCTTCTTTTAGTACTTTAGGAACAAATATTACTCAGTCTTTGCAATTTGGCCCAATGGGGGCATTAGGTCCGCAGGGACCAACAGGAGATCCAGGTATAGATGGCGACGGCGGACAATACACCAAATATGTCTTTAAAAGAGCAGAAACCATACCAACTAAACCTGCCGATGGACAGGGTGGATCTTACAATACTCCTACAGAGCCCACGACGCCCGCTGGTTGGTTTTGATCAATGCCCGCTGATGACGGAACTACCGGCTGAATGTCATACGCAGTATATACTGACCCGGACGGACCAAGTAATTGATCCACTGCAGTAAAGATTACTGGTGAGGATGGTTTAGACAGTGTAAATGTGTTTTATCTGCGTCCAGAATCTGGCACAGCTATAAAAAATAGTACTGGAACTTTAGCAGTACGCGCTATCAGAGTCACACCCCAAGGTGAAGTAAATTTAATAAATCCAAATGATGAAGGGCTGTACATATATACCCCCACTTCTGTAAATAAAGGAGTGTATTGGTCCGGCATTACGGCAACTGATATAGATAATAGTCTTGTTCTTACTTTGAGAAATGCAGCAGGAACAGTAATAGCAGACAGCATAACTTTAGTTGATATTACAGACGGCGATGATGTAAATATAGGATACATTGAATCTGACCCAGCATTATCTTGGTCTAGATTACCAAATGGTGGGGCATGAACTCCTTCAAATATGACAACAACATTAACATCTTATTTTTATCGCAGCGGAACACAAATAGCTTCTTATGCCCGTAATGTTGTGAATAACGGCAGCGGGGTTTTAACATCCACAGCCGGTACTTCCGGAGCTACCTCTTGCACTATTGTGGGAAATAATACTGCAGCTATAACTTTGAAATTTTTTTATAATGATCCAGATCCTTCACATAACGACGTTTTAATTGCTGAAACCGTAACGTCAGTAGTAGGTGGAAATGATGGTAGTAATGGTACTAATGGATACGGCGGACCTTTTGTTTCGCACGTATTCGTGCGATCGGCGACGACCCCCGACCCACCAACAAATCCGGCCGGTACATATGCTGCTCCCGTTGCTCCGCTTACACCTATTACGTGATATGATGCGCCACCAGCAGGCTCAAATCCTTTGTATATGAGTACAAATACTTATGTGGACCCAACAGGTCCTGGATCGACATGAAGCACTCCATCATTAATTAGTGGTACAAGTGGTTTAAGTGGAACGAGCGGAACAAATGGTTTAAATGGCACATCAGGATCGTCCGGCGCAGCTGGTGTTGCGTCCAGAGGTGTTTCTCTAACATCCACATTTCAAGCATTTTATTATAGATCTAATAACGCCATTGAACCGATGGGGAATAATACCGCTACAATAACCGCAACTGCTGTAAATACAGTTGGAACTCTTTACTACCAATTTTATAAGTATATAAATGGTACAAACGGGCAGTCGATGCAACACACTACTTCCAATACATATTCTTATTCAGCACCTACTACATATACTGAAAACAGTGATATAATTGAAGTGCATCTTAGAGAAGGATCCACAACTAATCCTATCTTAGCTCGCGATATTATGTCTCTTAATAAATTGAAACAGGGCGCAAATACGGTTTCGGTCAGCATGAGTAATGAAACACATTCTCTTCCAGCTGCAAATGATGGCACAGTTTTAAGTTATGCAAATTCCGGAACTGAATTTAAAGCTTGAATAGGTAACCTGCCTGTTCCATTTAGTGCAACTTTAGCAGCTTCACCTTCTTTTAATGTAACTGCTGCCGGAACATTAATTACTCCAGGAACAAAAGGAAATAGTACCTATATTTGTACTTATGGAACTGCTGGCGGGGTAGCTGCAGGATCAAATGCTGGTGTATATATTACTTTTACAATAGATGTAAAAGACAATAATGGCGACACACTTTCACCAGCAATTACACGCATACAATCTTTTTCTAAATCGCCTCAAGGGACTACCGGTCCTACAGGTATTCAAGGTGTCCCCGGGGATGGAGGACAATATACAAGATATTATTTCCGACGAAGAGCAACAGCTGGATCTGCCCCCAATGCTGGTGGAGGTACCTACGACGTGCCAGCTGCTCCAACATTGACACCTACTCCTGACGGTACTTGATATTTATCAATGCCTACTGATAATGGACTTCCTGGATGAATGACGGCGTGTGTATACTTAGATACTACTCCCGCACAACAAGGTTGAAGCATCCCAGTTCAAATAACTGGTGAAGACGGAGCAAGCGGAACATCCGGCACTACTGGCGCTGCAGGTACGAGGGGTTCTGTTCGTGTTACAGGAACAACTACTATTACAGGATGGTCTGGTAATTTTACGGGATCAAATACTCGTGCCGATCAAGTGATGACGGCAGAAGGACTTAGTCCCATAAAACAACATAGAGATTCTGTAGAACTTTCAAAAGATAATGTAGGGTCGTGGTTTGGTTTTTGAAATGCAAATCTCGCTACTCCCGCTTGACAAGAATATTATCTATATGTTCCAGGAAGCATGGTTGTTGATGGTACAATTACTGCTACAGCGCTGGATGCAGATAGTATTTTTTCTCAGTCATATGCAATGGGCACTACGGGAAATATAAAAACAACGGGAAAAGGCTGGTGAAGTAGCACTCCTGGTATTATTCTAGGATATGACTCAGGTGGTTGGCGTTTTGAATTAGCATCGAATGGCACTAATTACATGAGATGAGATGGCCAAAACGTTTTTATTGTAAAAGATAATAACACTATGCTTGATACCAGTACTAAAATTGTAGATGCAAACAACGTAGGACGAACTGTTTTTTCTTCTGGTAAAATATGAACAATTGGAAATGGTGACAGTACAAGATATTTACTAGAAGACACTACCTCAGGTTATAATGCACTGCATCAAGGAAAGATTCCTTTTATGCCCGTAGTCGGGGAAAAATATTTAGTCACTGTTTTTGCGGCGTTTATAAATGGCTATGGAAATGTATCAACAAACGCGGCAGTTAGCGCGCGCGCTAGATTTGCTACCAGTTATCGAACCATTGATAATGATGTTTCTTATAATACAGTATATAAAACAGATATAGATCAAAACGGTCTTGGGGGATCCGCTGTTTCAGTATTTGGGCGCGGCGATTATACCTACAGAGCGGGGTGTTTTATAGGAACGGCTCAAGTCACCCTAAGTAATGGTAAACTACAACTTATTAAAAATTTAAAAGAAGGCGACGAAGTAAAAACACAATTTGGTACATCAAAAATCGAAGCAATTCTTTTACCTAAATTAGGATTAAGAGCACTTTACTCTTTTAACAACGGTCCATATTTTGTTACGGCAGAACATCCTTTCTATACCAAAGATGGCTGAAAATGTTTAGACCCTGTCGGGTTAATAAAGGAAAATGAACAATGGCTGAACAAAATTTCCCTTTTACAAAAAGGTGACTTTATACAAACCGGTTCAGGACATATTGAATTAAAAACAATACATTCTATAGAAGCATGCCCAGATATGCAGCTATATAATTTATCATTGACCTCTAAAACAGATAAAGCTTACTATATTAATGGACTTCTTACTCATAACAAGGGCACCACTGCCCAAGCTTATCCCGCTCTAATGCCCGGTGTGCATAAAATAGATATTTCATCATATACAAATATGCTATGTCATTTATATTACAGCTTATATTGGGATCCAAACTATCTTCCAGCTACTACTAGTGCCCCGACCGTATATAATATATACAGTTACCTGTGTAGGGATCTATCAGCCACTTCATCAGAAACCGGTATTCATGTAAGTGGTCCCGGGCCAACAAACGTATAATTTTTATTGCTTTTAAACTGAAAATTGCTTATATTTAATTAAAACAAACCAGTTTAAAACATGCCATATATAGAAGATTTAAATTCCAAGATAGCAGAAGCTACTACAGAGAATCAGGAACGACTAATTTTAGTTGAAAAGATTTCTAAAACTATAGTTGAAGAAGAGAAAAGCTTACGAGCTGTTCAAGAAGAATTTCTAGCAGTTCAACAACAAATAGAAGGATTAATTATTGCCCGCAATTTGTATATAGTTGAAAGCAAAAAATTATTAGAAGAAGTAAAAAAACCATCGAAAATAAATGACAATTAATATAGGCCCTTCTTATAGACAGCCAGATGAAACTTACGAAAATTATTGTCCTCGTCGAAGAAAAGATAATAAGCTTTTAAAACATTATTTAAAAGGAAAGAATGTTTGGAATATGGCTCTTTATAGTACTTTTGCAGATAAAACAAAGCAAGAAAAAAAGAGAGCCAGACAAATTGAAAAGAAAATCAGAAAAAGTAAACATGGGAAAACTTAACACATTTATAACAACCCATAAAATGGGATTTGGTGGCAGTATTATTGCTATTCTAGTAGTAGTAATCATAGGATTAAGTTTTTGGAGCAACTATCAAATTGGTCAACTAAGAAAAGATGTTGCTTTTTTTCAGAATGAAGCTGCTAAACGTGATGAGATTCACCAGATAGATTCAACAACCATTAGCCGTTTAAGTCTCAAAGTCAGAGATATATCTTCTAATAATAATGACCTGCAGAACAGAATTAAATTACTGAATGGAACAATTAGAAGTCAAGCCAGTTTTATAGCAACACTCGCAGATAGCATTGCAAATATTAATACTCATGGAGATACCTTAATTACGGGAGGTCTTGTCCGTAGATTTGATGTAACTAAAAATGCCTTTACTTTAAAAGGTTGGTTTGAACTTCAAGAACCTTATAGTATTACCTTCGAACAACTTGCAGCTCAAATTGCACTTGAACTTAATATGGTTCAACTTCCTTCCGGTCAATGGGAAGCCTTCGTAGACACAAAGAACCCAAGTTTGCATGTTACAGACCTGATCACAAAGGTAAATCCGTATAGACCGCCGTGGTGGAAAAAATTTAATTTATCTGCTGGTATATATTTACAGGGAAATGAATTTGGTTTAGTAGGTGGTGTAGGATATGATAAGTTCATAGGTCTCATTGGGTATGATCCTAGAGGATATTTACTAGGCGTACAATATGTATTTTAAATATTGCTTTTTTAATGATTAATCCTTATATTTAGTTGTGGCGGATATTTCAATACATATAGATCCAGTTTACGAATCCAAAAACTTTTCTGTTCAAGTGGATGACCATAAACAACAAAAAACTAAGATACTGAATGACACATATAGTTCTTATGACAGGTGCATAAAAGCAGCCATGATTTATATAAATTTAATAAGGAAAAAAGATGAGTAAAGCACAGAAATTAATAAATAAATATGCTTCAGCTATTCGTATTGATAAAATACGGTCTGGGTTGGCTAATAGAGAAGTACAACTAGCTTTTTTAAAAACTAAAAATAGAGGAATTGCTGCAACTAAATTACGAACGAAAACACGACAGCAATTAGAAACTATCCGAGAATTAGCAATAAAAAAAGGACCTGATAAACTAAATTTTTCTCTTCCTTTGCCTCTAACACAAAATACAGTTGCTAATGAAGCCCAAAAAGCACTTATAGACTGGCGAATATTTGCAGATAGAAGAGAATTACGCAAAGTTACTCCAAAACAAGCTTATCATTATTTAGGCGGTAATCATCATTTTCTTGATAAAAAAATATAGTAATTTAGGTCCGAGGCCAGTTGGGTGGTAAGTGCTCTTCAAAAGCATCCCCGTTGGGTCCAAACCAACGTGCGAGGGTTCAATTCCTTCCGGACCTGCCAACAATATAAACAATAAATAATTATGTGAAAATATATCTCAAATATAATAAATACAGTTTTTGGTAGTAAAATATCCCCTGTAGTTGCGCCTGTAGAGCCAGTACAGACTTTTCAAATTATAAATATAACTGATCAGCTCCCATGACATCCTACGCGTAAATGAGCTAAAAGGGGTTTAGTACAAATAAAAAAAATTGTTGTACATCAGGCGTTGTCAACCTATACAAAAACTACAGTTCAAGGAATAAACAAATATCATATTACCCCTTCCTCTGATAATCATATTTCAGTAAACGGTGCACCGCATATTTGTTATCACTACTGCGTTATAGCTGATGGTACTGTTTATCAAACCAACTACCTCAGTAACGTTACATGACATGTTGCCGGACATAATACTAATTCTATAGGTATTATGTTATTAGGAGATTTTAATGGTCCAACATGAGTTGGTATTGATAAAAATCCGACACGAAATCAGCTCATGAGCTTAGAAAAGTTATTAAATCATTTAATAGCAGAGGAACAATTAAATATAACTATTCAGGACATATATGGTCATAAGGATTTTGGAAAAGAAAATTGTCCAGGAATAGCAATAACACGATTTCTTGATGAGTATAAAAATTAATTAACAAACGGAGAGTGTGCTAAACACTATAAAATAAATGAGAAAAATAACAAATACAGACCTAGATGTCGTGGATTTTGTACTCGAACCAGGTCTAATAAAATTATCAAAACTTATAGAAAATTTATCAGATGAGGCAAAGATTGCATATGTTCCGTCTTTTGAAGAGCAGCAAGCAGCAAACGAGAAAAATTTTGCTTTGGTATTATGAGACCCTGCCGAAGGGAAATTACATAAATATGCTCTTTATACACCTGAATTAACAGAACTTAATCTTGCTTTTTTAGCAGATTTAAAAAATGAATTACCGGAAGAAGCAGTAAAAATAGCTGCAACTAATTTAACAGTTGCTGCTAAAAATTATAAGCTTCCAATTCCTGAAGCCTTACAAGAATATACTTCTGATAAATATATATACAACGTACTCGATGTGAGAGATATAAATAAAGTAGCATTTATAACTAAAACAGCTTTTAAAGAAACTGAACCAACCGCATTTGCTTGGGCAAAAGAAAAAAAATATCCTTTACATAATAAAATTAACATAAAAAAAGCAGCTGCTTATTTTGAAAAAGAACATTATAAGATGCCTATTGCAAAGAAGTCCGAGTTTTGTCAAAATGTAATAGATGCGGCAAATACTAATAATGTTCCTTTAGATAATACTGCAATACATAAATATGCCTCTTTTGACACCATTATAAATCCTGATTTTGTAGATCATATAAAAGTTCGAATAAGTTATTTAAAGGATCACGAATCCGATAAGGGCTTCAAGGATACCTACACTGAGCTTATTAAAAGAGCCAGCACTCAGGGACAACAAGAAGTTGAACAGATTATGCGCGATGTAGAAACTGCTGATATAACTTCTGGACTATTTAATAGTTATGGAAAAGGAATCGCAGATCCTTATGAAACTACTTTATCGGTTGTAAAAGTTGCAGAAAGAACTGTTGATGGAATGACTGTAAGCCTTGAACAACTACGAAATATCCCTGATGGTGAATTAACAGGTTTAGTTGGAAATGCAGGTATATCTGAATTAAAAGCTGAAAATGGCTTAGATGTGTTTGCTGCGTTGCCAAGACCTGTACGTAAGGATATACTCGATCTACTATAATGCTTGAAATGTGGCTTCTGTTAGGACTACTAGCAGTTTTCGTAATATTATATGGCATTAGGACTTTTAAACAAGAGATATACAATGCTATGAATTGCACTGACAAAGAAACACACTTATTTGCCAAAGACCCTTTTAATGGTTATTCTAAAAGTCATTTAAAATGAAATACTTCTGAAATTCCAATAGAAAGTGCAAATTCTTTTACTAAAGCAAAAGCAACACGTTCTAGTATGACTTCACAAAAAGTAACTAGCAATATAAATGGACAGGCAGAATTAATAAAATTAAGAGAAATCAAAAAATAATATGAAAGGATTAGATATAGGAACAGGAAATTTTGTTTTAGCTGACGACAGTGGCATATACTTACAACGTAATGCATTTCTAACTTTAAAAAAAGGAACAGCTTCTTTTAGGCAATTAAAAATTCTAGACGTTCCTTATGTAGAAATTGAAGGTCGCGTACATATCGTAGGACAAAAAGCCTATGAATATGCACAAGTATTTAATACAACAGATTTAAGGCGCCCAATGGCAGGAGGATTATTAAACCCTTCAGAGCAAGATGCATTACCAGTGTTAAAAGTTATTATTGAAGAACTTATAAAACAAGCAAAAGCTGCTGAACCTGGAGAAAGAATTACTTATAGTATTCCTGGGCATCCTTTAGATCAAGATCGAGAAGTTGACTATCATGAAGATGTTCTTGGACAAATTATAACAAGTTTAGGTTTTAAAACTAAGTCTTTAAATGAAGGCGTTGCACTGGGAACTGCTGGTTTAATCAATAATAAGCTAACAGGTATATCGATCTCTATGGGTGCAGGAATGTGCTTAAAAGGAGATACAAAAATACCTTTGTTAGATGGTACCATAAAAACTATAAAAGAATTATCTGACTTGGGCAAACAACATATTTTTTGGGTGTACTCTTGTAAAGAAGATGGGCAAATTGTTCCAGGAAAGGCTTCTAATGCTCATAAAGTAAAAACTTCAAAAGAACTTTTAAGAATAACATTCGATAACAATAAATTTTTAGAGTGTACTCCAGACCATAAAATTATGTTAAGAAATGGTTCTTATGAAGAAGCACAAAATTTAAAAAACGGTATGTCTATTATGCCTTTATATACTAAAAAATACAATGGTAAATATAGACGAATATGGAATAATAAATATAATAGATGGAACAATGAACATAGGCTAGTTTGGAAACAGCACAATAATGCTGATATCACAAAGGTTGATTTAGTGCATCATCTAGATTATAATCCAGCTAACAATATTCCAGAAAATTTAAAAGTGATGACTAAAAAAGCCCATTTACAGCTGCACAGAACATTAGCAAAGTATAATACTGCCAAAGCAAAAGGAAAAACATACGACGAAATATATGGGAAAAATAAGGCATATAAAATAAAAAGTAAACAGCGTACTAGCCATAAAAATTGGTGGAGTGGTTTATCTACAGAAGAACAAAATCAATATAAACTAAAATGGCCCGTTATAAAGAAAGTTGGGCAAACATTGGAAGAAACTTTTGGGAAAAAGATTGCTGACAAGATCAAAAAAAATTCTTCTGAAACTATGAAAAAAACGTTTTTAGCGGGTAAATTAGGAACACGTCCCCCAACAAAAGAAACACTTAAAAAATGTCAAGAAAATGGCTTCGGTACTTATAAGCGCACGCCCGAACATTTAAATAAAATTTCTAACACACTCTTTAAAAAAGAGCAGATTCCTTGGAATAAAGGATTAAAAGGTGATCTTTATAAAACTCACTTTAAACAAGGTTTTTCAAATCAAACAGGAATTAATTATAATCATAAAATAATAAAAATTGAAAAAATAGAAACTAACGAAGATGTTTATGATATAAGTGTAGAAAAATATCATAACTTTGCAATAGATGCCGGAATTTTTGTTCATAATTGTAATATTGCTATTTTATATGCTGGAATGTCTGCTCTACAATTTAGTGTTTCTAAAGGCGGAGATTGGATTGATACACAGGTTAGCACTGAAACAAATATTTCTAAAGCACAGGCACAATTTATAAAAGAATCCGGAGACTACACAATTGATCCGGCTTCCAAAGATACACGCAGCAGAGCACAACAAGCTATTAAGACATATTATGAATCTCTTATCAGATACTTATTAGCTAATATAGAAAAACAATTTACTTCTAATAATATGCCCGCATTTCCGCAAGCGGTTCCTATTGTAGTAGGCGGAGGGACAGCTATGGTAAAAGGGTTTTTAGAAGTCTTTAAAGATCAATTTACACAAAAAGAATTTCCACTTAATATAAGTGATATAGTACTCGTTGATGAGCCTTTAACGGCAGTAGCTCGGGGGTGTTACTTAGACGCCCAGTTGGGAGATTAGGATGAGCAAAGCACAAAACGTTTTTTATAAAGTAGCTGCAAGCAAAAAAAACAAGTTATCTGATTTAAAAGCAGCAGTTGCAGGAGCGGCGTCTGGTATAGCAGGAACTATGATAATACGCCCACTTGATATGATTGTAGATATAAAAGCTCTAGGCGGAGATCTAGCCTGACCAAAGCCAAAAGCAACCTATTGAGGCACAACTAAAAATATTTATAAAACACATGGCTTAAAAGGTTTTTATGCTGGGTCAGTCGGTAAAGTTTTAAAAATTGCTCCTCAAATGGGTATTACTTTTTTAGTATATAAAAAAGTGTCAGATTACTTAGATAAAAAAACCTTTAAACCCCGAGTACCGCTTGTTATTAAGAAAAACAAATAATGGAATTTACAGAAATATTAAGAAGTAAAGAAATTTACGAACCAGAAACACTAGAGATGTTATTTCCTGAAATGACCTCTCTGGATCGGCAAAAGATTCAAGTTCTGTGACTGTTGCAAAACACACGTTCAGCTTATGAAGATCTTGAAATTTTTGAAAATGTCGTTTTAATTTTAAATGATATAGAGCCTGATCCTACCAAAATGGAAGGATCTACTCCTGAATTTATTTGGAAAGCACTTGACATAATTGCAAAGATACATAAAGATGTGGAACTAGCAGATGAAGTGAAAGCATATATAAAGTATACTTATGATGATTATGGATATAGTTTTTATCCACCTACTTCAGGATTAGAACAAACCCAATGGTATGACAAGATCAAACGGACAGCAGAAACCGGGCCATTTCCTTTAAAAGAAGATGTTTTTGGAATACAAGTTATACGCTATTTACGTATAATGAAATACATCAATAAATAATCGGAGATTCACATGCCTGTTAGACAAGTCACAGAGGCAGATGTAGAACAGTTAAACACAAGAAAGTATCCTAATCCATACTTTGATTTAGCTAATAACTTCATCCCAAAAAATATTAAAACGCTTTTTAAGTTTTGTAAAGCCTATTTTTATACCAACGGTTTCCTTCGTAATGTTGTTACCAAATTAACCGAATATCCTATTACAGATATTTTATACGCCCGTATAGATCCCGCCACTAAAGAAATATATGATATAGCTTTACATGAAAAATTAAACATACGAAGATTTCTTATTGAAATAGGACTGGATTATTTTACATTTGGCAATGCTTTTATATCTTTTAATTTACAATTTAAAAGATTTTTGAAATGTACTGTTTGTAATGATGTTCGACCAATAGATGAAGCAGACTATAAATTTAGAAATTTTAAATTTGAATTAACACTATGTCCAAATTGTCAAACTCGCAATGCTATAGCTGAAATTGAAGATGAAGAAATTAAATCTATTGACACCTTCAATTTAGTAAAATGAGATCCTATCAATTTAGATATTGATTATAATCAATTAACCGGTAAATCTACCTATTATTATAATATTCCAAGTAGTATTAGAACTAAAATTATTTCCGGAGATAAAATAACTTTAAAAGAAACACCAAAAGTATTTATTGATGCTATTGAAGCAAAAAAGAAAATTGAACTCAATTCTGATAATATCTATCATTTTAAACGTCCTACTCTTGCAGAAGATGATATGGGTTGGGGCAAACCTATAATTTTACCTGCACTAAAAGAATTATATTATTTACAAACATTACGTAGAGGTAACGAAGCAATTGCTAATGAGCATATCGTTCCTAAAAAAGCTATTTTCCCGGCTAATACTACAAGCATGGATCCGTTTAGTATGATGAACCTTGGCAAGTGAAGTGGAGAAATACAAACTCAAATTAAAAAATGAAAAGTGGATCCAAACTACATTGGTGTGTTTCCTATACCTATTGGTTATCAGGAGTTAGGTGGTAATGCTCGAACTTTGCTATTAACACCAGAATTAAAGTTTATTGAAGAATCAGTTATTAACAGTTTAGGCGTGCCTTTAGAATTTATTAAAGGAGGCACCACTTGAACAGGATCAAGCATTTCTCTTCGTATTGTGGAAAATCATTTTTTAGTTTATAGAGATCTATTATCAGACTTTTTAAATTTCTTTGTTATTAGAAAATTAACAAGAGTGCTTGATTACCCAGCCGTCAAAGTTCATTTTAAAGATCTAAGAATGACAGATGATACAGAATCAAAACAACTAGCCTTAAATTTAAATGCAGCAAATAAAATTTCTGATGATACATTGCTTGATCAATTAGGCTATAATCCACAGCATGAAGCTGAAGCCAAAAAACAAAGTTTTGCTGATGCACTTGCAGCTGAAATTGAAACGCAAGAAACTCAAGCTGAGGGACAAGGCCGAGCACAAGTTATTTTAGCACGTTATCAATCTAGAGCAGCAAAAGCTCAAGAAGACGAGATTTTTAAAATAAGAGCGGAATTATTTCAAGATGAATTAAATATGGAATTGGGTGCTATTCCAGATGATCCTGTAAAATTAATTGAACAGTACGCCTATCAAATGCTAAGTTTGCCAGAAGCACAAGCTAGAAAAGAATTGCAACAAATGGCTATAAAATTACCTGTAACATATAGTTTAGTAACTGAAAGAATTCAGATGATGATGACAACAGCACCGGCAAATGTAGATGAGGAAATACAAACTGTAAAACAAAATACAGCTCCAAATCAGCAAACACCCGGAACACGAGAAAAAGATAAAGTAGAAATAAAAGGCGAACGCCACAAAGCCCCTACTAAGGGACAACCAAACTAGGAGAATAAACTATGGAAAAATATGGAACATATAAAGTCTATAAAAATATAACCACTGGTGAAATTCTTCGAATTGCATTTAATCCAGAAACGGAAGAGATGTCAGATGATTTTCAAAAAATAGCTGAAGATTTATCACAATGACAAGAATTAACTGAAGACCCAGAAGATAAAAAATAATGGATTTTTATGATGGTAAAAAAAAGATAGTTGAGACATTTAACTTAACAGAACAAAGTGAATTAATGCGATATGAAGCAATTTTGAATGATCCCACTTGTGACATATATCGAGATAATTTTACATATGATCGTGCAGGACGTCCAATTATAACCATATGATATGTTAAAGACGAATAAGAAAAAGGCCAGAATATTCTGGCCTTTTTTATTTTAATAGTTTAGTTATTTCAGCCCGAAGAATTTTCCGCTTATCATCCCACCTAAAATTTTCCTGAACATTTTTTATACATTCAATTCTCAATTCTTTTTCACCATCAGTTTGTTTCCAACGTGCATATTCAATTTCCAATGCTTCTACCATTTTCCAGACATCTACCAATGGGCGCCAATGTGCGTTATCAAGGGCCTGATTAAAGACGGCTACATTAGGAATTAGGTGTCCCGTATCTCTTAACATTTCTGGAATAGCAGAATTTTTTGGTGCTATACTAGGAGTACCCACAGCAGCTGCTTCAAGTAAAGATAGGCCACAATTATGTACAGTAGTTTGTGCTATAGTATATGATTCGCCTTCAGGAACTTCTAAATCATATCCCATGCCACGCGGATTAATTTGAGATATAGATAAAAGATTTAAATAAACAAATTCTTTATTTAATTCAAATTTTGGCATTAGGTATCCTAAGGATTTCTTAGCTTTTTGATCTTCGTAGTATCGTATAGAATATATACAGCCGTTTCCAAAACCATCTGAATTATCTTCTTTATTCACGCTAGTAACTTTGTCCAAAGTTAAACACATATCTCTAACTAAATATGCCAATTTTTGTGAAACTGTTTTGTACCTAGTATAATGTCGTAACAAGCTAATATCTCCGTCACCGACTATTAGTCCTTCTAACAAAGCTCTTTTTTGGCTTTTTGTCAAAGATAGAAAATATAGTGGGAACTCTTTGGTATGTGCATTTGTCCCAAACATTTTTTTAAACGTTCTGCTAAGCACGGCTCCCGATAAAATAATATTGCCTGAATTGTCTTTGTTTGATTCTTTAAAAACAGGTTTTTTATAATCTTTAAATATATTTATATATTTTTGATAAGTATTGATTACGAAATCATGTAAATCTTTTTCTTTGTTATGAAAAGAAAAAGTTAATCCAGTAGGACTTGCAGAACCCTCTGCAATATATAATCCAAAAAATTTACAAGTATCTTTATTGATTGGGATATATCTAACCATTCTTTTTTTATCCGCCGTTTTTTTCGAAACTAGTGAGTTTTGTTCAATTTTATAATTATCAGATACAACATAATTTGCTAAATCTAATTTCTTAGGAGTTTCTATATCAAACTTAGGACGACGAAAGGCAAGAATATCCGTTAGTTGTAATTTATCTGCTCGTTTATATGTTCCATTTTTTAATAAAAATGGGTGGTCTCTTGAACAAACAATGGGCTCAGTAAATTTACTAAGTCTAATTGAATACATAGTTTCTGTAAATTTTGTACTCAATGTTTTTTGCACGTTTACAAAAACACCTTTGTCATTTATTACGTAATCTTCATTCGTAATTTCTTCTATGTATTTGTATCCATCTTTTGTGCAAATCAATGTCCCTTCTAACAATTTTCCCTCTCCCAAAGTACTAGTAATATTGATGTTAGATGCATTATAAATTTTATTTACTTCAGACTGTGGTATTTGTTCATTATAAATTTTATTAGCATTTATAGCTAATATACCATTTTTTATATCTTTATCGTCAAATCCAGAATTTAATGCATGATTTTGCAATAGATTTGCTCTTCCAATTCCCATTGAAAATTCTTGAGATAACATATGTAAATATAATGTAACATCTTCTTTTGGCAACATTACTGTTTCAATAATATCAGAAGGTGAACACATGTTTAGATCACAACGATTTTTATTTAATGGCATTCGATTGCCGCACTTACAAATTTTATATCCTTTAGCAAACATACTCCATGCTCGCAATGTCAATGGTATGGCTTTTCGCGGTTGAAACCTATTTACATTACAAACAACAAAACGTTTATCCCATTTAAATTCTTTCCGTGTTTCTTTTATTAAATCTGGAGACAGCGGATAAAAAGTATCAAAATTAACACCATGATATAATTTTATCATTTGTTTCGTAAGTCCTGGTAGGGCATCTTGAATAACAGTACGTGCCCAATTACTGTAAATAAATATGGTGTCTGCGCGCTCTAAGACATTCTTCCATGCGGCTGAGAAAGGAGCTCCATCAATTGGGAAATAAACCATTACTTTTGTTTTTTGTGCTGTAAGAGTTTTTTCAATTCTAGGAAGTAATTCAGAAATATGAAAAATATCTTGAAACATTAAAAATATATCAGGCTTTACATCTTTTAAAATTTTTTCAATACGATGCAATCCAAGCATATCTTCTCGTGTAACGCTATAAACAAAATACTTAGAAGTATCATAACGTTTATCACCTGTATAATTAATAGCTAAAATTGAGACATCATAATCTAGATATAAATCAGAAAAAAGGTTTTTAGCGACAACTCCAAATCCAGTATCAATAACAAAATCGGACCAGATTAGGATTTTAGGTTTTTGCATTTAATTTTTTGGTTGTTAAACTATAGTTTAATATAGATATTTTTTAGTTTAAAGTCAATTTTTAAGTTAAAAAAAAGGAATCTAATTATTCCTTTTTTCTTTGGTAGTTGTGCTTGTCGCACTGTATATATTATAACCTTTTCGATTTAAGTAACGTATTGGTTCTAAGTTGAAAGGTCCACAATATACCTTCGTTAACTTGGGTTCTATTCCCAGTTACTATCTACTCCGCCTTCTTTTCATCTAGATCTATAGTAAGTGCTGACCCCTCCGTGCTGTTATCAGTGCGGCTCGAGTCGTGTTGACGCATGCGCGCCCGAGCTCTATGCTGGTGGCACTGCGTCTCCCATCTGGATGATCAGCGATCGGAGCGTCCCAGGCGTCACACCGGATACGGCGGACTTCGAAGGATGACTGCAGGACCAGGCGGCTTGTCACCAGTTATTCTGAAGTGC